CTTCTCGGCTTGTCCCTTTGTCCCTATGCTTCCGAATACAGGGCAATAGGGAAATCCTTTTCTGTGGCAATACCAGACGGGGCCGGGGGCTTGCCCTTCCAACTTCACATCTGCCGGTAACGTTTCGACCATGTAATAGTTTCCGATTGCCTGTTTCTTTCTCACGGTTCGCCCTCTCTTTCCGATCTGCATATCCGCAAGATGTACTTTGTCTGCAATTCCTCAATCCGTCTCTTGACTGTACAGCCAAGCCGCACAACCTTGTCACACTCTTCACACGATCCGTTCAAGTCACAGAATGACGTGAAATAACCGTAGATCCGTCCCCAGCGCTGTCGGTTTTCCTCAAGCTGTTTCCGTGTTGGTATCATGCCTCTGCCTCCTTTGCTTCTCTGATTCTAACCTTCAGGCTTTGTAATAAGCTTTCCTGCACATCGTCTTTGCTCTCAAGACTTCTTATCACATCTTCATCCCTGCCGCCCTTTACGATCAAGTGATGAACGATCACGGGGTATTCCTGTCCCTGCCTGTGCAACCTCTTGTTCGCCTGTTGATACTCTTCCAGATTCCACGTCAGCCCAAACCAAATGATATGATGCCCGCCCTCTTGTAAATTCAGGCCATAACCGCAAGACGCGGGATGAATCAAGAGCAAATCAATCTTGCCCGCGTTCCAATCTTCCTTGTCCTGCGCGCCCGCGTACACGCGCACCCGCAAGCCGGTTTTCTCCAAAGCTTTCAGCAACCGTTCCTTGTCGTGAATGAACGAATAGCACACAAGCGCGTGCTGTCCATTAAGGCTTTCCACGGCCTCAAGAAACGCCTCAATCTTGCAATCATGGATCTCTACAACCTCGCGGTCTTCATCATAAACCGCACCGTTGCAAAGCTGTAATAGCTTCGTGGACAATGCCGCCGCTGTGTTCGCCGTGATTGTCTCTTCATCGTCCACCTGCAATATCGCCTCCCGCTCAAGCTTTCTGTATGCTCTCGCGGCCTTGTCATCCAGAACAACCGGAATGTCTTCATAAATCAAATCAGGCAAGTCCAGATAATCAGATGCTTTCATGCTGATACAAATATCCGCAATCTGTTTGTGTATCTGTTCTTCCGCTCCATCTTTCGGGGCATAGCTGAATATTGTTGTCCGGTTCCGCTTGTCGGGATTGAAATACATATCCCTGTAAACGCTGATAGTCCGTCCCAGCCGTTGCCCGCCATCCAGTAAAAAGAGCTGCGCCCATAAATCCATAAGGCCGTGCGGGTTCGGGGTTCCGGTCAGCTCTATGATCCGATTGATCCGGGGCCGTACCGTCCGCAATGCCTTAAAGCGTTTCGCTTGATGATTCTTGAAACTGCTGCTTTCATCCAGAACAACCGTATCAAACGGCCATGATCTCCCGTACTGTTCCACAAGCCACTGTGTATTTTCCCGGTTAATCACGTAAATGTCTGCCGGAGTTGCAAGCGCTTGCTGCCGTTGAGCTACACATCCGAGAACGCCGACCACCCGGAGCCGCTTCAGGTGTTCCCACTTTCGGGCCTCCACCTGCCACGTATCTTCCGCAACCTTTTTCGGGGCGATAATCAAAACCTTGTTCACCGCCCATCGGTCAAACTTCAAAGTCTGCAATGCGGTCAGGGTTATGACAGTCTTGCCAAGTCCCATGTCCAAAAACAAACCTATCGCGGGATGCTCTATAATCGCGTTCTGCGCGTATGTCTGATAGGGGTAGGGATTGTATACACGTGGCAACTTACTTCGCGGGTCAGCCTCCCAAACCTGTATTGCGTTCTCAATACGGGAATGCGCCGCGTTGAAATCCCACGCACCGTTATTCATGTCCATACACAAGCCTCCTGCAATCCTCCACGACTGCCGCCACCTTCACAGGACTGTCTATCGTGCTGTACACCGTAAAGCCAAGCCGCCTTAACAGATTATGCACGTATGTCTGTCGGGGCCGCTCTTTCTTGCCCTTCTGCTTCGTCTCGACAAATACCAGACGGCCACCGGGTAAAAGAATGATCCGATCCGGGACGCCGGTAAAGCCCGGACACACGAACTTCAAACACAAACCGCCCATCTGTTTTATCGGGTCTTTTAGCTTGCGTTCGACCTCTTTTTCAAGCACCGGGGCCACCTTCGCGCGTATGCGTGTAAACTTTCCGACACGGGACGCGGCCTTTTCCCTCATCCCTTAACGGCTTTTCAATCTCTTTTTCCGACAAATCTTTCCTCAAATCCTCCGACCGATCCAGTCCGACCGTCTTCAGGATCTTCTCGACGGGGCAATCCTCGCAATGCACATTCAAAGCCTCTTCCGATTTCTCCACAAACGGCCAGTGACAAATATCACAGACAGCCTCCATCACCGTTTCAAAGTCTTTTTCGTTCATACTGTTTTCCTCCATACGTTGTCAGCACTTCACGCGCGCGCGTATTATACGCGTTTGCGTCAGGCGTTTTAGGCGTTACGTATCACGCCTAATTACGCCTAATCTATATATTTTATAATCTTTATATATTAAGTGTTTATCTGTTGACAAATATAGAAAACACTAAGGAAATAGGGGCTTTTTGCGTCAACACTCAAGTGTTGACAAGTGTTTATCTGTTGACAAACCCTGTCAACACTTGTATTTCCAATCTGCTGTCAAAAATCCCTGTTTTTCGGGGCAAGTGTTGACAAATCAAGGAAGTGTTGACACAAAGTGTTGACGCACAATAAAGCCTCTCTGCCGCCCATAAGGGCCGCACCTGCAACTTGAAATGGGGGTCAGATAAGGGAGTTTTTGCAATATCGCGTTGACCTCCCGCGTATCCAACTGCTTCAAATCGGCTTGATTCTTATTAAACAGTTCGCACCAGATTTCCACCGCTGTGATCCGGTCTCTCGGCCTCGTCTCAATTTCTCCGTGTGTAGCTTGCGCCCACCAGTCGCGCCGCCGATCCACGTTCCAATTCTGCCAGTCAAGCGGGATCTCACGATCAATGAAATCTGCAATCAAACCTTCTTTTGGATTCGTTTCGCGGTGAATTTCCTGCATTTCTTTAGCAAGTTCTTCCACTTCACCGGACAAATAAAGCTGTTCTCCGGTCTGCCACCGGGCTTTTGCTTCGGCCCAAATCTGCCGGATAACGTCGTCTGTCAAGTCCTGCCACACGTTCGGCCTGTGGGTATGCTCTTCACCTGCCGGAGTCATAACGCCCACGTCCACAGGCCAGAAGCGCCGGTTTCCGGTCATGTCCTGAAGAAAATCCATCACATTACACGTCCCAAAGAAGACACAGCACCGGGGGCTTTCCTTCACGTTGCGGCCATACGCGGCACGGTAACGGTCATATCGCAGACTCAGGAATTGTTTGATTCGTGCTACATCCGTTCGCCTAAATGCGTCCAGCTCCGCAATCTCGACCAGCCAAACGCCCTGTAAAAGCTCAGACGCTTCTTTCCCTTCAAACGTGCGGATTGAATCGTTAAACCATCCCTTGCTCATCCTGTCCAGCAGCGTACTTTTTCCCAAGCCCTGCCGACCGCAGAGAATGAGCATACTGTCATACTTGCAGCCGGGATCCATAGCGCGCGCGACCGCTGCCGTAAAAGCTTTCCGGGTAACGGCACGGGTATAGATGTTATCCGCTGCGCCCAAGTATTCGATCAGCACCGTATCAAGCCGGGGGGTTCCGTCCCATATCAGGCTGTCGATATAGTCCTGTACCTCATTAAACGCGTGGGTGGATGCGTGAATATCAAGCGCCGCGTCGATGTTCCCGCGCTTCGTAATGTCATATCGCTTCTCCATGTACCAGTAAAGGCCGTTGGTATCCGTGTCGCTCCACATACGGCGCTTGCCGCTCACTTCCCACGGGAGGGGGCCTAACACTTCGCCGCGTCCGGCGAATTTATTTAAGGCGAATTTGCCTTTCAGAAGAGGGTCATTGTCAAGGATAATGCGGATGTTATCAATTGTGGGCTTAATCGCGCCTGTCTGCGTCGTCTGAAGTCCGACCATCCACGCGTCAGGATCACCGCCGCCCGTTTCCTGTCCGTTCATTGGTGTAGTGCTATCCGCGTTCCCTCCGCTCCCGGATCCTCCTGCCGCCGCCATCAATCCCGCAAATTCCTGTTGGCCCTTCTCATACCGCTCTTTAATCAGCAGCGTGGACACGCTCGGATCACTCCCGGCGAAATCCAGAAACGCTTTATAGGACGGTAACTTGTTCACCGGGGTATCAGGCGCCGCGTCCGCGTCCAGATGCCCGAATTTGTGAAGACGTACCAGATCAGCAGCGTTTACCAGCCGACCGCCGCACGGGTCTGTGGCATGATGGGAATACAGGAACTTGCCGTTGTCGTAGACGATAGCGCCGCCTGTCGTGCTGCCGTTCAGGTAGGTATACCGGTTAGGGTCATTGTCCACTGGGGCGTAAATACCGGGCAGAAACGCCGCCATAGCACCGTAAATGTCATACACCCGGCAAAATGCACCAATCAGTCCCGCCTTGCTCTCCGGGTCTCCCTGTCGGACGGCAAGTTTCTGATAATTCGTCGCGCCGGGAACCTGTGGGCGCTGCGTCCAGTCCCGCCAATCGGCATAACTCCCCAGCACCGCGTCCACACTCAGGAACGGCCTGTCTCTGTACTGGAAAATGGATTCTCCGTCAGCACTGCATGACGGCCAGTACATCAGCCTGTGCGCTTCAAACGTCGTCGGGTCAGCCATCGTGATACCTATATCAGCGGCGATACGGCGGCTTACCGCGTCGTATTCGTCCGGGGACATATCACGGTCAGTCACGATCACGATACGCAAGCGCGGGGCTTCAGGACGATGCTTACGCGTGCTGTAGACGCAATAGCCGTATCCGGCGTCATCCAGCGTGGTTAATATCTTCTCCGTGCCATACGGGGGAATGGTGTCAAAGTCCAGCGTGACAATACAGCGGTCAATCACGTTCTCTGCTTTACGCCGGGGGCCATTCAGACGCCCGCCGACAAAACCGCCTATATCCTTCTTGTTGTCTTGATCTGCTTTGGACATGGAAAGATATTCTGCAAGGGTTTCTGTCCCGCGCATGGGGGTTTGCAGCCGCGTATAAAGCTCAGATACCGTCAGGGTCAGCGGATTCCAGACAGTCGCTTTTCGGCTGTTTCCGACAACGACATTTAATTGTCGGTCATGTTCTAATTCCATGTTAGCCTCCCTTCCCAAAATTGGAGCCGGTCAATTTTTTTTGACTGTAAAGCCGATTATAAGTCAAAAGCCCTTGACAGTCAAGAGCTTTTGACTGATTTTCTTTTATTACCGAAATATGCGGCCTGTCCTTTTGTGCTTCAGCTCGATACGGTTTACCAGTTCAAAACCGGATTCCCTTATGATGTATTTCAGCACCGATACCAGATACGCGGCTTTCTTCTCTGCCCTCTCATCATTGACAATGGATTTCAGGGCCGCGTATGCTGTCGGATCTACGTAACCTTCCGCGTTCCGTCTATCTACGTGATCAGCCATTGTCTTTCAGTCTGGATTCCCAGCGCAAGAGCTTTGCCCGCTCTATCATTTCCCTCTGTGCCGGATCACCGGGTCTTGTCAGCAGGGAAACACATAAATCAACATCGGCCATTTCCTCGATCATATTTGCCGCCGCTTCTTTCCTTCCCATCGGTGTAGGGTTCTCTCCCGTCAGCGTCCGTCTGTACTTCAATGCCGCTTGTGCCAGTTCCGCACTCTCTTCCGCAAGCTGGGCCAAGAGTTCCGGTTCATCTATCCGCTCCCGGATGCAATATACCGACCGGGACATTTCCCTTAACAGATCCGCTTTGCCCTCTCCCGGCATGGGGATAGCCCTGTCGTCAATGTATTCGTTGGCAAACACCTTCCGACAATCGTTACCGAAATATGCGATCATCTCCGGCAGGTTTTCATTTACCGCATCGAAACTAATTCCGTTTACATAGCACCACCGGACAGCATCATCAAGGTATCTGCCGCTTCGGTTCGTCCAGAGGATCAGTTTTGCACCCTGCTTCTGTTGGTCAAGCACGTAATTAATCACCGCCTGTCGCGGTTCTCCAATCTCAGGCCATACGTTTTCACATAACGTGCCGTCAAAATCGACGGCGATAATCTTATTGTCCATTGCTCTGTTCAAGCTCCTTTTCCCACGCTGCCACATCGACGCCGACGCGCTCTTTCAGCAGACGCCGACAAAGCCATGTATCGGCCGTGTCCTCAAAATCATAATACTTCCGTAAGTTCTCATGGATCCGTGAAAAACTCTCAAAGAATCGACGTAAACGGGCCGCACCGAAACCGAATTCTTCATGCAGCGCCCACAATACCGCCGCGTCCATATCAAGGTAGTATTCCAGATCCTTTTTCATAATTTGCGCGTTTATTTCACGCATCATTGCTTTGTGCTGTGCCGGGGTTATGCGAAATTCAGCAACCTCCTGTTTTCGCTCCGCACGTTTTCTCGCACCTTTTCCCATAATCAGATCCCCGCAAATTCAGACGGGCCGGGAGACAACAGCTTTTTCGCGCACTCCGGGCAGTAGTTCATCCAATCGTCGTGTAGCTTCGTCGTCTTCCATCCCTCTGCTTTCAGCCGGTCGCGGATCTCATCAAAGTCATCTGACGTACCGTCCAGCTCCCGTCCGCAAGCATCACAGCACGCGTAATAGTCACCGTAGAGTTTTTCAATCATTCTTTCGCAGCTCCTTCCACAGCTTTGTGGCGATCCTCCGAAACTCAGGCGGCAACGGATAAAGCGTAATAAGCATTTCATTGTGAAACAGATAGACGTTATTACAATAAATCCGTATGTTGTTTGCGGTCTCCCGTTTCAGATACACACTGTCCAGATACCGCCGTAAAGCTCCCTTCGTTTCCTCATGCCGTATCCCGTTTTGCAGCGCTCTTTCCGCGTTCTTCGTCGTGACGCTTTTCGGCAATCCCGCGCGTTGCTTCGTCCGTTTTGCGGCATGGTCAGTAACATAAACCATCTGCCGCACCTCACGACGCCGGGACGAATTCAGTGCAATCTATCCCGTTTATCCGTAACCACGCTGATACCAAATGTCTGTGACAGAATTCACCGGATTTCTCATAGCAGAGAAGCACAAAATCTTTCGTCCCGGCCAGCTCCTGCAATTCCGCAACCGTCCTGCGTGGATCCCGTGCAAACAGGCCGATATAGAAATCTTTCTTATAGGCTTCCTCATCATGCCGCGCCCGCCAGTTTGACAGGGTTTCATAGCTCGGCGCAAGATCAGAATACCGTTTACCGTCATACCAGCCGGGAATACCTCGACAAATCGCAATCGGTGTTATCTCCGGGGGTATTTTCTTCAGCATTCCGAAATAGCTTGTATAGATCATCGGTTTTCATCACCTCCGAATCGCCGTTTCACTCCCTTACTTTGTCACGGGAATATTTCTTTCAGCCTCACATGCTGGGCAGACCTGCCGCCCTTCCGGGATAACCTCACCGCAGATCAGACATTGATTCTCTTTGATGAAATTCGTCTCCGGTTCCTTCTTTCTCGCCCGTGTAGCGATCTCCCCGCCGCACGCCGCGTATCCGGCCAAGTCCACAAAACTGTCTCCGGTTCCCGTGCCGCTCTTGATCCGGGCCACCTTCAGAAGAGCCAGCATCATAGCCACGTCCACCGGGTCAACAGTGTTTTTGCCCAAATAGGCGTTCCACAGGTCGGCAATCCGTTCAAAGTTCCGTTCCGGGCTTCCGTAGTCCTGTTCCCGCTGCCCGCAGACACACCGCTTTGCTTCATCCAGTATTTCAGGTCTTGTCATGGTTTTCACTCTCCTTGAGTTTGTTATAGACTTTCTGCGCCATAAGGATTGTCTTACCACCAAACGGGTTCTCCATCACGGCGCAGAAATTGGTATCGTGTACGGGCTTCATACCGTACCGCTTGCGCCACTTCTTGTTAATGCGGCGCTTTCTGTGCTTCCGGGCCTGTTCATAGCCGACAAGCGGTAAAAACCGCTCATCGACTATAACAACCGGACACCCGTTAATCATCATAGCTTCAGGCTAATCAGCAACAGAACAAACAGAAATCCGGTCAGCATTGCATAGATTTCCTTGTTCGCGCGTTCCTCTTCCGCAAGGGTATTCAGTATCATAAACAGAGACACCAGTACCAGCAGAACAGGAACAACATAGACCTTCATGATCTCTGTCATTGTACGGCCTCTGTCGCTGCGTCCATCGCGTTTTTCACAGCGCCGGTGGATCCGTATATCTTTTTGACGCAAGCCGCGCAGAACGCGTTGTATTCGTCGTATACGTCGCCCTCCATCAACTTAACGACGGTCTTTGTACCGTCTTTCCAGAACACGACAGTAGCGGGGCCATGATGAATAATGCGGACGGGCTTCAGGAATACGTGTTTCATCTCATTTTTGATTAACGCACTGAGTTGAGCCTTGTTCATAAGTAAAGTTTCTGTTGTCATTTTCTTTCCTCCAATCAGATTTCAAAAACAATATCGTCGAACAAAACCGGGATCTTCTCTCTGCACATCTCCAACGCCTGTGTAGCTACCTCGCGCATCTGCGGGTGAGCTGCCGGGGAACACCGGAGCTTAAAGAAGTGACGCCATTCCCGGATATTCGCGGTCATGACAACTTCGGTTTTCAGGCTGTTCGGGAGAACGGCGCGCGCTTCTTGCGGGGTCAGACCGAAATTCAGCAGGTTAAAATAGCACGTCTCAGCCATCATGCACGCGGTTTGCCACGTAACATAGGCTTCCGTATTCGGGATCAGATAGCACGGCTCTATGACCGTTATTTGCCCTTCAAACTGTCCCATGCTGTAATTGCAGTACCGGGTAGATTCCTGACAATACGCGGCCAGCCGGTGACGGACGATCTCATGTGAAACGCCACGGTCACAGATGAACCGCAATGTGAAACTGCAATGTTCCAAGACGGCCTCATGTCCGCGCCTGATAAGACCTCGGCAAAACTTCTCTGCGCTTCCCTCTGCGATTTTGTGTTCGGACTTGTAACACACCCTCCCGCATTCTTCAATGCGGGAGAGGATTACTTTACCGTCCACAGGGGTTACGAATTCTACAGACGGTTTAATGATCTTCATGATTCTGCCTCCCGGACGGGGCTGGTTTTCTTCGCTTTCGTCGCGTTGCGACGGAACATGTTAGCCAGACGCCCGAAAATGTTCTGATTATGCTGTTCACGCGCCTGTCTGTACAAGGCCCTGTGCCTCGACGCGTTAAACGCTCCGTTCTTCAGATTGTCGGATCTGTGACTTCTCTTTCTGTGGTTTGCTGCCGTACTCATTGGTTTTTGCCTCCTTCTTATTCTGGAAATCTCCAATAGTTTGTCTTGCTGTTCTTTTCCCATGAATCACGGAGAACATAATCATTTGTTGACCATTCCCCGTAAACATAAGCTGCGCTCAGTCCTGCCGGGTATCTGCCCTCATGCCACAATTTGAGCTGTTCAAGGACAAGCTGTTTATCGTCTTCCCGGATAGGATTCTTTTCATCGTAGAACATCCACTGTTGCGGCTGGGCGACAACCTCCGAAACGCTGTTTGGATAAAAAGGACTGTCCACCCTGACAAGGATATTCCACATCATTGTGAGTTTCATACGCTTTGTAGCCATCGTGCCGATCACACGCGCAATGTCGTCCGCTTCCTGATCCATAGCCGCCATTAAGGACGCTTCCCCGGTTATGAGATTCGCGGCTTGCTGTTGCTGTTTATAGGATTCCAGCTTGTCCGCGTATTCCGCTTCATACTGTGCCGTGAGTTTTTCGGTAACGTCTATAGTGGTATTGTGCCGGACGATAGCCGCCGTGACGGTGGTATCGCCCCACAGAATCGCAAGGGCCAGCAGCGTAACGCCGTACCGCCTCAGAAACATATTTATCCATCTCGGCATTTTTAACACCTTCCTGTAATTCGGGGTTGCCTGTCCATAATTGACCGGACGGGCCAGTGCTTCCGTCGTCTCCATCGTGTAGCGCCTCCTATTCGCCATTTCGATTTTCGGTTCTCAGTCTTTCTTGAAAAAGGTTCCTACCCATCCGTCAGCATTAAGGGGTAACTCTTTCGCCCACGGAATAGGCGCGGCCATGATCTCTTTCACCCGGTTCAACATCGTCTTTTCATCTGCAAAAGGCTTTATGTCGATCACAACCTCGTCATGTACATGGAAGACAATTGGAAATCCCGCCGCCTCCAAGTGTTCTATTGCCTCTGCCAGACAGTCACGCGCGATAGCCTGTACGCAATTCTCTACCAGCTTCCCGCCGTATGTCTCAATCGGTTTCCACTTCTTGCTTGTCTGATCTACGCCGTAATAGGAAATGGACGGCGCGCCCCATCGGTTCTGTGTGATTTGGGGATTGATGTAATAGAGCTTCCGACCGGACGGGAGACGGATTGACATTACCGGGATTTCCTGTGCCGCGTCATATTCACGGGCAAGGGTTAAACTGCGTACCTGCTTTTTTCCTCCGTAGGAAATAACTTCAAGCGCCGCTTCCTCCACGTCATACCAGAGACTTACCGTGTGCGGGTTCGCGTTTCTCCAATCGTTTACAAGGCCCTGTACTTCGTCGTCTGACGCCTCATCTAACAGGTGGCCCACGTCCATACGCCGCATAGCGCCCACGCCGCCCTGATAACCACAGGCCAGTACAGCGACCTTGCCGCGCTGCCTCAGATGCCCGTTGACGCCGTTCTTTTCGACCGGAACATTGAACATCTGACTTGCGGTTTCGCAGTAAATGTCTTTTCCCGCCCGGAACGCATCAAGCACCCACTGTTCACCGGACAGCCACGCGATTACTCGCGCCTCAATCGCGGAAAAGTCCGCGTCGATCAGCACATTCCCCGGTGTAGCTATGAACGCCGTTCGGATCAGTTGCGACAGCGTATCCGACACATTCCCGTACACATACTTCAGGTGATTTTTCTGTTCCTGCTTCACATAGCTGCGTGCAAGATCAAGATGCCCGATATATGTACGGGGTAGGTTCTGTACCTGTACAAGACGCCCCGCCCATCTGCCGGTTCGGTTTGCTCCGTAGAATTGCAACAGTCCGCGCACACGGCCATCCATACACACGCAATCTTCGATAGCATTGTATTTCTTCGTAGAGGTCTTACCCAGCTCTTGCCGGATCTCAAGCATTCTTTGGACGGCTTCGCTGTGTCCTCCCTGCGCCAGCAAATCACTTACGGTTTCTTTTCTCAGGTTTTCAACAGATACCGTATCGTCGGTTTCCTCATTCAGCCATCCCAAGAGCTGCTTAACACTGTTCGGATTATCCAGACCGGAAATACTGACGGCCTCGTTGGTCAGCTCGTTCGTCACCGTTTCACCGACGTGTAACGCGCCCTCTGTAAACTCCATGTCCACGGCCACGCCGCGTGCATTGATCTTCAGATCCGTTTCCCATTGCTTCTGTACAAAGTCCGGGACAGGGAACGCGGATAGGCGCTTTGCAATCTCCATCTCCGTTACAACATCCTGCGCGTTGTATTCTTTGAAGAGACGCCATTTCTCCGGGTCATGGTAGGGCCGGTTGCGCGTCCGGTTCCCGTTCGCTTTGGTAGGCTTACACGGAATGCAGAAATAACGGATTAACGTCTTGCCTGTATTCAGCTTTTGTTTATCCTCCGGCAATCCCAGCGCGCGGCCTGTCGCATCAAGGCCAGCCGTATAACCGGCATACAGGCCATGCAGCATCGTGTCACGCCATTGCTCCGGAATCATCTGCCCGTAAACCTTGCTCAGACAGCCCCATTCAAACGCCGCGTTATAGGCGTATTTGATATAATTCGGATCATGCAGAGCTTTTACAAGCCATTCGGGGACGGTTTCACCGCTTGCCACGTCAACAACCTGTACCGGGCCATTGTCCAGAGAATAGGCAAATAGAAGAATTTCAAAATCCGGGCTGTCGATATACCGGAACGCTCCCGCCTTACCAATAGGAACGCTGCTGAATGTTTCCAAGTCGATTGACAACTTATGGATAACCGGCTTTTCTTCGTCCCGCTCTTTTACCCGGTTCTGCCACACTCTCAGGGCTTGCAGATAGTCAGTAACGGCAACTACCTGTTTCCCGTCTACCCAGCCGATATAAACAGGGGTATCGGTGTATTCCCTGTGTTGGACAATGTATTCTTTCCAGCACTTGTAAAGCGCGGTTTCCCCGGATCCTTCAAGGTTATAAACTTTTGTGCCGTTTATCTCACAGCCCTTTAACCAGCATTCAAAAACAGTCATGTCACTCCACCACGTACTCAGTTGCTTTGATTTTCCCTTTTCCCTTCGTGTAGGGCCGTATCCATACCCGTTTCCCGCTCCGGTACTTCCGGTAGTGTCCTCGCACGCTCCATGCCTCCACATGCCGGGTGAAGGATCGTGCGGCCTTTTCGGGATCCATTACGGGCAGATAGGAATACTGAATGCAGCCGATTTTGATTTTTCGCGGCGGCTGATTCTTTTTCGGCTCTCCCGGATCTTCCGGTTCTCGCGTCTGCCGTTCAACTTCTTTCGTCTGAAAGCGCTCTATTCTCTGCTTGTCCCGCAACATGCGCGTCTGAATGTAATGAAAAGCATTCAGCAGGACAAACGAATAGTTGTACAGGGCGTTGTCCGGGCGGTCATCCAGCCATTTATTACATTCATCGTCAAGTGACGGTTCAATCCAGAAATCCAGCAGCGGGACGCCCTTGACCTCCACAATGCTGAATCTCATAAGAATCTCGGCCAACATCATAAAATCGTGATTGTCCGGGGACGGATAGACCGGAAAATTGAATACCAGAAAAGAATAGTTCTCATCCGCATTCAAACGTCCGACCTTGACTTCATCGGGGAAACACTTGCCGGGGATCTGACACTTTTCAAAAGAGAACGCGAATTTCTGTTCTTTGCTCAAAACGTCATAGCCGTAGACTTCAGCACGCTCCACAGCAAATCTCCATTCGGTCAGTATGGAAATACTGCCGTCCTTTACCCATTCGTTCATATTCGCCGGGGTCGCGGTCAGCCTCTTGTATACGTCCTGCGGAACAAGAATGCTGCTACAGAAATCATTCATTGTTGCGGCCTCCTTACAGGGATTTGGACAGCTTCAACAATTCATCCCGGATAACAACAATCCGGCGCTGAATGTTCTCCTTTGTATCCTCCCGCGTCAGCTCACCGTTGCCAAGATAACCGGTCATAGGGGGTCTCCGGTTCTGCGCTTTGGCTGCTTTCTCATAGTTCTCAAGAGACTGTTTCAAGCCCTCCGTCAGACACAGGATCATGTCTATGCTTTTCATTTTCGTTTTTCGCCTCCTAACAAAAGAGCGGGCAGCGCTCACCTGTGTAGCTCTGCCCGCCGCTTCTTCTCTTACATCGGCAAGCCGGTGAGCGGATTTACCTTCGGCTGCTCCTGCTGCGCGAACTGTGCAAACTCATTCGCCGTAGGCTTAACCGCACCGCCCAAAGAATCACCGTCACGGGTCTTCATAACGCCGTCCAGACTGCATCCAACGCCCTTCTTACCCGCGTTGTAGTACCCAAAGAAATGTACCGTGCAACGGGCATACATGCCGCTGTAGCTGTCCTGCGGGGCCAGCTCAATGTTCGGGTTGGAAATATCGCACACCCACGGTCTGCCGTCCTGCGCGCGCCGGGAGGCGGTCATAACCCAATGCCCCTTGCACTCAGGGCCATAAGGCGTGCCATCCTGCCGCACACCGTCGCCGTCATGGATCGGAATAGCGACAACAGGGGGACGCACACCGTTCCACGCCTTTCCATTGACGGCGGCATTGATAGCGGCCTCAATGGATTTGTCAATGTCCTGCTTCGTCGCGGTATCGGTCTTCGGGATCAGCAGCGTAACGGAATACTTCGGTTCCGCGTTCGGCTGCGTAGGATTGGCAAAGGGCGCTGCCAGATGAACGTAGGAAAGACGAACTTCCCCGGTCAATGATTTGTTTGCCTGACTCATGTACATAGCGTTTTTCTCCTTTTCGTTTAGTATGGTTTCGCTTCAAGATATATCGCAATGACTTCCGTTGCCCTTTCGAGGTCTCTTTGCGCTTGTTTCTCAGCGCTCTTCAGAAAGCTCTTCGCCTCATCCAAACGCTTTTTCCGGGCCGCGTTCTGTTCCTTGATTCTCTGCTTCTCTTCCGGGGTCGCGGCCTGTCTCGGATCCTTGTATTCCCGGTCGTAGTAGTATTGCCGGTCATTCACGTCACTCTGACGTTTGGCAATCTTTTCCTTATTGATCTCACTGATAGCTTTCCCGATTTCCGGTATGTTCTCATCAAGAAAGGCTATCGTTTTCTCATTCTTCCACTCATACTGAAAAAGCCATTTGAAAAGCTTCCTCAAAGTGGGTTTCCCGGCTTCAATGAAGAATTGCGGATAAACCAGCTCATACAGGCAGTGGTTAAAACACTTGATCGTGACAATGTTGTTATCCATCCGTCACACCTGCAAACTCATTCGGGCCGACAGGGGCGTATGCTTCTCTTTTGTCGTCAGCTCCTACCAGTGTCGGTTTTCCCGGTGGCCATGTAATCAGGTCGCCCATGATCTCCGCGAACTGCTTTTTTCCGGTCAGCTTTTCAAGCTGGGCAAGGGTTTTCGGCTTCCGGTCGTACAGTACCGCATCGTCATAACCTGCGCCGCGCATCTTCTCCATAGCCGCGTCCGTGTCCGTAAAGGCCCGGATCTTCTTACCCTCTACCACTTTCCAACCGGGAATAATGCGGCCCGCAAGAATCGCTTCCCGTGCGTAATCCTGCAAATCTGAAAACCACGCGGCCAGACCTTCAGCCTGTACCAGCAGCGTACCGATTTCCTCATCCGTCAGCACCGTGCGATTTTCGCCGGGTGTAGTTTCTTCCGCTTTCCCTTCCGGGATCGCCTCGACGTATTGGGAGAATCCGGCGTAATACTCAGCACGGGCGCGGCATTCCGCTTTCCCTTTACAAAATCTGCACCATTCACCAGCGCAAAAGGTTCCCATGCCGAGATACGCGGCCTGTGCTTTGGGCTTGACTGTTTCGCCCCATACTTTCAGCTCATCCACGGAAAGCCATTCTTCCGTCACGTCTTCCGTAATCCGGGGCTGGACAATCGCAGTACAAACCCGCTTGATGGTATCGCCGTAGATCGGAAAGAACTTTTGCAGCGCTCCTAACGCATAAAGCCGCATCTGTCCGTTTCCGACAGAGGAAACCGGGACGCCCTTACCGTGCTTATAGTCCGTGATCCTCAGAGTGTCGCCGCCGATTATGATACAGTCGCAAGTTCCGAATCCCTCCGGGATGTAATCGGTCAAGTCAACTCGCGTCTCAAAAAGCACAATCGGGTTATTCTCAAACTCATTCGCTTTTTCGGCCAGATAATCCACGTAGACCTCTGCGGTCTTCGTCATTTCATCCTGCCACAGTTCATTTTCCTTGAGCTTTTTCAGCTCCGAATTGAACTTGCGGGTTGTCATGCCGTGGAACTTCTTTTTCCCATACAGTTCACAAACCGCGTGGGCAAGAGTCCCTTCAGCCGCATAGACGCTTGTTTCACCGTCCGGGAACTGTTCTTCATAACGCGGGGCGGCAGTACAGTGTGACCAACGTTCAAAGCCGGACGCGGTAACTATCGCGTGTGCCTTTGGTGTAGCCATATCCTCCCGCCTCCGTCAGATCTTCGCGCCTAACTCTCTCAGCCCTGCGGCCACGTCCGCGTACTGTTCCGGCTTAAGCTGGGTAATAGCCTGTACACCGAAAGACTTCAGCAGATCCATAAGCTGCGTCATTCTTGTGTTGGACTGCTCTTTGGCATCCAGTTCCAAGAGCTGACCGCCCGCAAGGGCTATATCCTCAAACGTGATGACCTTCGGGGCCGGGGCCGGGGCCGGAGCCGGGTTAGAAGTCTCGGCGCTCACAGGGGCCGGAGCCTCGACAGGGACAGGGGTAGGGGCTGCTGCAATAGGGGCATTCGTGGTCGCAGGTGTCGGCCCATTGGCAATAGGCGTCACAGACGCAACGGTAGGGTTTACGACAGGGGCCTCAGAAACGGCCTGTACGGGCGCGGCGGTCACAGGGGTGTCTACGGTCGCCTTAACCGGCAACACGTCCTTATCGGCCACGGGAGCGGCCACAGGACGATTTTTGAGCGCGTCCGCAAGGTTATTGAGCGCCGCCGCAAGTTCCGGGGCCTCAATACGGTGGGTGATAACGAAATCTGCCATAGAATTTGCCTCCTTAAAAAATTTTCATACTACAGGGGTTTTCTCTGCTTTTTCCAGTCTTCAAAGCGCTTGCGGTTTATCGGATCATCGAAAAACCGCTGTATCGCTTCATAGAAAGTCGCGGACAGGTTATATTTATCCGCTTCGCCCATTTGCGACAGATCGAAGCGGCACGTACCCGGCGTATTCATTGTTTACGCCTCCTTCCGCTCGGCTTGCTTTCCTTCCAGACGGGACAGAGCATCAAGGATGTTCTGAATCGTCTTTTCCGTTCCGCGTTTGCCGTTCATGACCTCAGAGACATAAGAGCTGTTGTATCCAGCTTCAGCCGCCAGCATTTGACCGGTAATCCGGGCAACGTGCATACGGCCCACGGCATCGACAATCCGTGCGTCCATGCGTCTTTCCTCCCTTCTTTTGGTAAAGTCAAAAATATTTGCTTTTGTAGTTGAAAAGTTTTGACTATTGTGCTAAACTGAAAACGCCAGTAACACAGATCAGGTTCCGTCCCACCTTCCACAATGCGGCGGTTCCCGATGTTCGGTCAAAGCTGTTTGACTACTACACGCGTAATATAGCAGAAACTTTTTGACTTGTCAATAGCTTTTGACCGTAATTTGTAAAAATAATTTGACTGTCAGAAAAGGAGGCTATTATGGCGTTTTGGGATCGTTACGAAAAACTGTGTCTTGAGAACGGATACAAACCGGGATCAGAACAGGCCGCGCAGGTTTTGGGGACAAATCGCGGTACAATTTCCGCATGGAAGAAGAGCGGCAATCCACCGACACCGGATATTCTCACCCGGATAGCGGATGCTTACGGTGTTTCCACAGATTATTTGCTCTGCCGGACAGAGGATCCGACAGACTACGCAAACCCGGATCTTCTCGCGGAGCTTGCCGGGGATCAGCTCGATGCTTTGGGCGGGGACGTGAAAAAAGCGGTCGCCCTGCAAAGGGCAACCGCAGAAGATGTGAGGCGCGAAGCTACACCGAAGGGCGTGCAGCTTTACGAACAGTTGGATGAATTAGACCGGGGCAAGGCCGAAGGTTACATGCAGGGTCTTCTTTCTCAGGACAAGTACACCGTGCAGCCAGCGCATAGGAAAAAACTTGCGTAGTCCGGGTGGATGAAGGGGCGGTAATACTCGCTACACGGCGGGGAAAGACGACTTTCCTTGTGAGGAAAACGATATGAAGGTAGATATAAATTTCAACGGGACAGGTAAACGGAGACCGGGAGAAATGGCCGTAGTCTATGCCCGGTATTCTTCCCACAAACAGGGCGAACAATCCATAGAGGGCCAACTTACCGCCGCAAGATCGTATGCAGAGGCGCGGGGATATAAGATCATTCACGAATACGTAGACCGCGCGCAGACGGGCCGTAACGACGACAGAGACGAATTTCAGAAGATGCTTTCAGACTGTGCGACAAAACAGTTCTCGGTAATCATCGTCTGGAAGGTGGACAGGTTCGGACGCAACCGGGAGGAAATCACGTTCAACAAATACCGGTGCAAAAAACACGGCGTCCGGGTGGAGTATGTCGCAGAGAACATGGGAGAAGGCCCGGAAAGCGTGATTCTTGAAAGCGTATTGGAGGGGATGGCCGAATACTACAGTTTGCAGCTCAGTCAGAATATCCGGCGCGGAAACCGGGAGAATGCCAAGAAATGCCGATTCACGGGCGGGCGCGTCCCGTTGGGCTATACGCTGAATAAGGATCATGAGTTTGTCATAGATCCAGACGGGGCCGCGCTGGTTCGGAGGATATACCGCATGTACGCGGAGGGCCAGACGATAGCGGAAATCATCGTGCAGCTCAATCAGGACGGCTTACGCACCGGACAGGGAAACACGTACACGAAAAACAGCCTACGGACAATCCTGAAGAATGAAAAATACATCGGGATTTATGATTTCAAAAACGGAGAAGTCCGTATTGAAAACGGCGTCCCGGCAATCATAGACAAGGATACGTTCTACAAGGTGCAAAAGCTCCTGTCCATCAATCAACGCGCTCCTGCGGCTAAATGGACAAGAGCTGACTACCTGCTTACCAACAAACTGTTCTGCGGCTCCTGCGGCGGTCAGATGGTCGGAGAGAGCGGGATCAGCAAGAGCGGCAACCGGTACAACTATTACGTCTGCGTCAATCACCGGCACGGGGAACGGGACTGTCCGCGCAAGGCAATCCGGCAGGATCTTATAGAATCGTATGTGCTGGAAAAGGCCCAGCAGGTTACAATGGATGATGGAGTTGTCCGGTTTATCACGGACAATGTTTGGGAATTTTATCTTCGGCAGGATCAGACGCGGGATCGGGTCACAGCTACACAAGCGCAGATCAGTGAAGTGGAGAAATCCATTAACAATCTCATGCGGGCGATAGAGGCGGGCTTGCCTCTGACAGAAATGACAAAAAGCCGCTTATCAGAACTGGACGCCCAGCGAACAGCGCTTAACGCGGCTCTCGCAGAGGCCCAGCTTGACAGCGGCTTCAGATTGCAGAAAGATCATATTCAGTTTTTCCTTGAACAATTCCGGGAGATGGACTATACTGACCGAAAATGCCAACAGCGGTTAATTGACGTATTCGTAAACTCTATCTACGTCACAGACGACGAATTGGTGATAAACTTCAATTACAGCGGCGGTACAGAAATCGTTTCCTTTGGGGAATTTAAGGCCGCAGGGGACGCGGGAGTGTTCGGATGCCGCGCGTTCGCGTCCACCATAAAGCGCGCATACGAACTCTGTTTCTATGGAAATGTGTTCGCGCTCATCGTAAAAGCGCCGGGACGGTGATTCGTCCCAGCGCTTTTGCTTTCATTCTATCAGTTTACCAATATTCTTCTTCTGCCGGATCCGATTCCCATTGCTCCGGGGGCAGCAGTTCTTGTCCAAACAGATTATACCACTTTCCGCACTCGCATTCGCAAGCACCGTAATACTGATCCCACAAGTAAACCTCTCTGCCGCAAGAGCAAGTCCCGTGTGCCGGTTCCGTGTACTTCCTGACTTCCCGTCTGACCTCCTTCCAGACTTCAAATTCCTCCGGGTGATCAAGACAGTATTTCAGGTTGTCCCTTGCACACTGGTATTCCAGAGGGAAGACGTTCCCGGCCCGGTCGCAGGGGAACGAATAACCGTTCCCCTCACTGTCGCCAAACTCAAGGTTAAAATGGATTTCTTCTTTGCGCTCACGCTGTACCATGTTCTTTAACATTGTCGTATCCTCCCTTAAATAAAATCGCTTACGCTCATTCCCGGCGCGTTCCACGGATTGCTGGGGCCGTAGTCACCGTTGTAGCTGCTCGGTCTGTAATAATCTTCAAAATCGTCTTCAAAGTCGTCTTCAAAGAAGCTCTTGCCGAAAACCTCACACATCTTGTGGTTGATCTCGCAACCTTGATCGTTGTTGTCGGCCATTTCAAAGGCTACGGAACCGGCTTCGTTGAAGTCCTTGCAAGTCATTTCCCACTTTTCGCTGCCCTTGCCATTGAGACGCCCGGACACTTTGTAGCTGCCGTTGTCCTGAAGCGTAACCGTGATTCCGTGCTTTCTCATTGTCTTTTTCATTTTTATTTCCTCCGTTCGGTATTTGTTTTAAGTTTGTCAACAGTCAAATGTTTTTGACTGTGGTCATAATAGCACATAGCTTTTGACTTGTCAATACTTTTTGACTGAGTTTGAAAAAAATTTTCTTAGTTTCGTTTCTAATTAAAGAAAAAGCCCATTTCGTTTAATTAACCTCTCAAAAACGGGCTTAATGAAAAATGAGTTTAAGTTTTTACGGTTAAAAACTTAAACTCATTTTTCGTGTTATTTCCAATTCGGGATTTGATTGCCCCATCCCGCTTTGATGTAGGCATCCAGAACGGCGACAGCCTCCGGGTTATAGATGAACTGCCGCCGATCCGTCAGCAGCGTCTTAAGCTGGTTTACCGTAAAATTCGGGTATTCCTCATGGACGATCACCAACAGGTCATTCGTGGCTTTTGTGGATCCAGCTATGATCTTATAGCCGCGTTTGTACTTCCGGTCACGTATGCAGTAATGAACGTCCCACCGATCCCAGCCTGTCCGGTTTCTCTTCGGCATCGTGTAGCTTTACCCGTCGTCCTCAGATCTCAAACCCGGAAGCTTCCAGCAGTTCCAAATCTGCCTTGCCGGGATCTTTGAACTTTAGCCACGGGAACAGGTCAAGAGTTTCGTTTATCGCATCGACAACCTTGCTATAGGTCGCAAGGTCTATGCCAACCGGACAGTCCACGTTGCAAAGTACGTGAGTAAGCGTCTGCCGGTCGATAAACTCATTGCAGCGCGGTTTGTCGTACATGTGCGGGTTATTTTCAAGCTCCCATTGGATGTACGGCCCTTTTCGATAACCACAGGTCAACACACCGAAATCCGTTTCAGTTCCCATACTCATACCTCACAAGATTTCAGCCCGGATGAAATCAAGCTCATACTTGTAAATCTCCGTCCCGTCAAGCTCCCGATTGTAAACAATCAGATCATAGTAACCCTTCAACGGGTCATCCATGCGCTCGATAAAACCTTCCTTCGGTTGCGCGCCGGGAGAAAAACCGCGCGCCCTCATGCCGTAAACGTAACGTACAGGTTTGTCCATTATTCTTCCTCCTTACAAAATTCGCAAACAGTGTTTGCTTTTTTCCATTCTTCACTGTACTCCGGGTATCCGTCTTCGCCCTGTGTGTATTTCCAAATCAGCGCGTTCGTACACCGTTCACAGGCGGTTGCATAAACAGCCAAGGCTTCTGACAGCGTGAAATCTCCACTGTTTACCAGAGCAATAATCACGTTTTCGTTTCCGCGCCCTATATGCGTTGTTCCGGTCATGATACGGTCTGATCCACGATATGTCCGTACACCGTCATAATCATGCAGGGTATAGATCTCTTCTCTGATCTCCAACGGGAAACAAACGTGGGCAGTTTCCGCGTTCTCCGGGGCGTCAACTCTGCTATCATCCCAAGGTATTCTGTTACCGTCCGCGTCTTCGTACCACAGGCCCATTCTCAATTTAGACTTGTCAATCTTCATCTCTGTTCTCCGGTCTGATATGCAGCATCACGTTTACGCCACCGATCACATAGCAGAATTCTTTCCCCGCGTTCTCAAAGTTCTGCCGGGGGTGGTTAGGGTCAAGGGTTTGCAGGACAGTGTTAATGTCGTCCGAGGTTCCTTCAATCAGCAGCCCTTTTCCGGGGTGTAGCGGGGCCGGGAGAGACAGCAACCGAATCACGTCTTTATCGGTATGTCCATCCCAATGTTTTGATACGGGCAATTCCCGACAGTCGAAAGCATACCAGTCTTTTTCTTCATAGTGATAAGTATAGGATCCTTCCGGGGTGTCGATCCCAACGATAAACCAGCCGCCGCCGAAACATGGTTCCCCGTCTTCATGCTTCCATGATTTCCACGCCCGATCCCGATAAGCCTTTACCAAAGCGATAGTTAAAACCAATCGCTGATAATACAGGTCGTTGAACGAATGATACCCGTCGCTCAGATCCCCGATACCTGTTTCCGGTATCTCCACCGCATTTGAGGCAGGAAGCTTAACAATGGCTTCGCGCTGCCGACATATGCCGTCCACGCATCCGCTAAACGGGCATTCTTGACAGAACGCGGTAATTGCTTTCATCCGATCAATCAGTTCTCGCATTCTTCCGTTTCCTCCATGTCATAGACCTTTTCCCACGGATAGACATTTGCGGTTCCGCAATGATTACAGTACACCTTGCGGCGCGGATACTCCACACCGTGCAGGTGTTCGGATCCTCCGCATTTCGCGCAGACGTAAACAGGCGTTCCACCGGGCGTAAAATAGTTGCCCTTCAATTCCTTCCATCTTCCGACTTTCATTTTGCCTCCTTCAAAACACTTCTGTATTGACTACATTCGTTTCTTAACCCACAGAAAATGCAAAGTTGACCGCTTGAAAGGGCCAAACAACGGTTGAATAATACTTTCAGCATATCTTTGTATTCTACGTTCTTTTCAACCGGTTCAACCGGTTCAACCGGTTCAACACTCTGACAGCTCTGTAATACTCTCACAGGTACTACGTATTCCCTCAGATCACGGGAAAAGATTTTTCCGTCTAAAGCATCATCAAGATAAATCATCTTCACAATTCTACCTCCTTGTGTTCCAAAGCCTTGTAGCACCTTCCTGAAGCATCTCCTTGTCGGCATCCTCAAGATTTGGAGACCGGATTACCGTAGCGGTAAATACCCCGCCGCGCGCTTTGCATCTTCCGCACTGGACATAAAAACCTCGACGTTCTTTTTTCCAGCCCTTAAAATTCTGCCCGAAAAATCTTATACCCTTCTGCCGGATGTAAGCTTTGCCACCGCAGAACGGACAGGGTTTCAATTTATCTTCTTCGTCATAATGACCTGACACACGATCCCTGCATCTGTCCACGGGTACAACATCAGCAGCAGGGATCCTCAAAATCTCTTCCGCATATTCAGATGTTTTCGTTTCACTCCACAAGCAGGAAACAATCTGATTTCTGCATGGCGGTTCACATCCATCCTTTTTGTGAACTGCTTTGCAAAGCGCCTGTAGCGCGGACTCTCTATCAATGTAATCGCTCATACCTGTGTAGCTCCTTCGTATAATTCGCAGCGCTCCATGTCGGGACGCCGGACTTTCAGTGACGGGATTTCTTTTCTCCCGTAGCGGTATTCTTCCGCATGTTCGGTGAGATACGCCCGCAGCCATTTACCGGCTTCGCTCTGTTCGACAGCGCAGCAATAGCCGCTTCCTGCCAGTCTGGTTTCGTCCAGATGCTTACAACCGTGACAGTTCATCTCCCGGCCCTCTTAAGAATGTACGCTTCGACAGGATACGCGGCCAACAGGTCTTGCAGAATAAACCTGACGGTTTCCCAATCGCCCCCGGCGATCCCGCAGCCCAGCTTGTGCGGAAAGTACAAGCGCTTGCCCTGAATGATTGCCATGCTCCGCACGCGCGCAATGCAGCGCCGCATAGCGTCATAATCGGTAATGTTGTGTCCCGCGTCGGGCTGTGCAGCCAATCTCTCATCCTGACAAAACATGTTCGCCACGATCAGACCGCCGCCGCATCCGATAAACTGGACGGATCCCAAAGCCTCCGGGCCTTTTTCGGCACAGTAATCAGCGTATTCTTTATACTGCTCCGGGGTGAGAAGCTTTTCAGCAATTCCAGCCGCAACCCCGCCACCCATCGTCCCGTGATAATTCGTTTGGTGACAAATAATTCCGTTCGTGATTTTCAAAATGTCACCGGTCTGCTCAGTCAGCATCTTTATTCGCCTCCTTTTCTTCCTGAACAACTTTTTCTGTAGTGGTAAATCTCTTGTCGCAATCCATACAACGGTATTTCCGGTGTCGGAAAGTGACGTATTGTCTGCTGTCAATCACACGGGTTTGAAAACTCCCGCAATGCGGACATTTCATTACGCATTCTCCCTTTCTCGACCGTGTAGCGCCTCTTTGAACGCCCTTGTGTTCGTCTTCTTACCTTCCAACTGCCACTGTCTTTCCAGCTCAAATCTGTACTCCAAATCGAAAACACTTTTCCCTTCGCCCTTCATCGGTTCCGGGAGGCGGCTTTGCAGATCCTTCAGCCTGTCCCAATACTCAGGCAAACCGAAATAAATAGCTTTCAGTTCCCGCAGATTCTTGTTCCGGCAGCACCAGCAGCTAACCCGATCCAACAACAGGTATAAATCAATCGGCCCGTTCCGGGTCTGTTCAATCCAGTTCCACCCGCGATCCCTGCACCAGCTCAGACAATCGGCTTCTGTCATGCCCCATTCCACCAGCGGCATAACCGTCCCCGTGGAATGATCTTTTTCAAACCGCTCTGTCTCATCGGCAGCGATCCCGATATAATCCGTCACCGGCTCACCTAAAGACCGTTTGTATCTCTGGATTGCCTGTCTCTTTTCGGAGGTTCCCCAGCGACAGACGCCGCCACACCAACCGTAACCAACGTGATACCCGCTGCCGTTCCGGTATCTGATCTGTTTCTCAAACATGGAATACAGGAACGGGGTTTCCGGGTGCAATTCTACAAACTCAATTCCGTAAAGCTCCAAATACGGTTTTATGCGGTCTCTAACGCGGTATATAGCTTCAAACTCCATCCCGGTATCATAGAATAGCACCGTATCTAACGGCCTGTTCTCGGCCATCAAACGCAGCAACATAGCAAGACTGTCCTTGCCAAAACTGACACTCGCAATAAATTTCACATCGACCACAACCGACCCCGGTTGCGGCCAAATCTTGGCTCTTCCCGAACTACTCACCTGACTGGCTGTCAGGCTTTTATGCAACTATCAAGATTTTTACTCCGTACTTACACAAGCCGTAGGAAACCCGGTCTACCGGGATTGATGTTACTCCTTCCTTTTCGTTTTGGCCTTTTTCCGTGTAGCTCTTTCCGGCATCTTCCAGTATTGATCCAGCGTGAAAATCTCTTTTCCAAAGTCGCTTAACCAGAACGTGCCGTATTCGGCTTTCTCATAACATACCGCCGTGAAGAGCGGTTCCCGGTAATCCGTGCTTATCTCAATTCGGGTGATCCTGCATTCATCCGGCATGGACGCTTTCGGCTCAAGATACGCCATCACGGTATCACCCGGCTTAACCGGGAAGTGCCAGAGCAAACCCGCCTCTTCCTGATCCTCATAACCGGCCAGCTTCACAAACACGTCAGCCCACTTTGTGTTTGTGGGCTGTGATATACTGCCGTCACTATTTCGGATTGTCAGACGATCCATGGTACGGCCTCCCTTCTTTCTTTCGACGGGGGCGCATCCCAGCAGCGCCACCGTTTTTCCCTCCCGTCAAAACGGCAATCCTTCAACTTCGCCTTGATTTCTCCAACACCAATCCGGGATTTCAATACCGTCTCCCCAAATATCATAGTGTCGGCCCGTTGCGTGGGGGCAGTTCCGATCCCGCCCCCATTCGCAGTCATCACAACAGCTTTCCAGTTTCCCGAAAAGGATCTGATTCAATCCCTCATTCATCTCTTTTCCATCTCCCTTTTCCTGTGTAGCCCACTCTCACGCGCCGCAAGCGGCGCGGATATTAGAATCGGGAGATACGGAAGCAGACGGGCGCGGCAATGCTGGTATTCGACGCGTTGCCGTAGTAGGCATTGCCATTGTTGTTGACATGGCACCAATGCGTGGAATTCCCTGAATAAGAACTCTGTGTCCAGTACCAGTCCGCGTCTCCGTCTTTTTCAAAGGCCCGGATACGGTTTTGCACCTTCTTGTACCAGTCCATTTGCTCATACAGGCCCTTGTCACCGTAACAGGATTCAAGCGGGAAGATCTCAGAAGCGGCGGGCAGGAACAGTTTCTTAACCTCCGTCTTGATCTTACCGTTTACAGAACGGCGACGCTCCGTTTCAATGACGTTATCCCGGATCTCATCGGGCAGGTCATTCCACACATCGGCAAGAAAGCCCTCAAGCTCTGTCGCAGGAACATAGCGCCCCAAACAATCCCGGCTCTCAAAACGGTATGCTTCGTCATCAATGTCCGTTACGACAAAATCAATTTCTTTCCCGCTCTTCAGGCACGTTGTCACCGCATCACCGACAGACAGCTTTACCTTGCCGTTCCTGATCCCGGCCACGATCTCCGACAGACTCATTTCCTCATAGACGTTCAAATGTAATTTACTCATGCGTTTTGCCTCCCTTTTTGGTTTAAGTGCTTCTATTTCCTCCGGCTCTAAACCGGTGTTTTCATAGGCAGCAAGGCGTTCGGCAATTTCCCGCCAAGCGCCTTGCGGTAAAATGTATTTCTTCCCGTTCCAGTGCGTCAGCCTGTTCATGATTCTGCCTCCATAAGCTCATCCTCCCGCATTCCGATAGGATGATCTAAGCCATTCCACTGTACGTCAACAACACTCCATGATCCTACCCGCGTGACCACCCCGGACTGATACAGTTCGGGGTGAATCGCACAGGCGCGCATAGGGGGCGTCAAAACAACCCTGTCGCCAACTTTGAAGTTTTTCATACGCAAGCCCTCACTTCCGTAGCAACAATGTTATAGCAGCCCTGCGCGCGCATTTTCTTGATATACGCTTGCAGCTCCGACCAGCTCCCGTCAAACGTCTCGACGCAATCCCGGTTTTCGTAACCGCCCTCATCCGTGTAATCGTAAATAATTTCGTACATCGTTTTACCTCCTGTTCGTTTGTCGTTCCAGGCTATGTCAGCGGCCCAATTCGTACCGCTCAGATAGCCACCCTTGTGCATGTTGTTAATCCACTCTTTGACCGGGGTTTCGCTCTCTCCGACCGTGAACCGCTGAGATGCTACCGCGTACATCCATTCGATATGACGCCACGCATCCCCAAGGCTTCTGTGTGCTGAAGTAATCAGCCCGTCCACGCATACCAGAAACGCCGCACCGTTATCATGAATTCTCACGTTCGCCATTGCCTTTTACCTCCGTTTGTCGCTTGTCGATTTAGTCAAATTGTTTTGACTGATGATAAGATAGCATAATCCTTTAGACTTGTCAATAGCTTTTGACTGGATCGAAGAAAAAAATTTGACCGGCCAGATCACCCAGCCGGTCAGTTCTCTTATCCGTCTCCGTGTGTAGCTCCGTCCTCATCTGCAATCGCGGCTCGGATATGTTCGTCAATGTATTCGCCCTTGCTCTCGATCCCGTGTTCCACATTCGGGAATCCATCTTTTGTCCCGGTGTACCGGCTGCGGATCAGTCCCGTTTCCAGCTCAAACACAACGGACGTTTTCGATTTCAGGGTGTTCTGAATTCCCCACATTTGGAGCATTCCACAACCTAAACCGGTCAGGGCCTTGTCAGCCCTGCCGGTTTTCGTAGAGTACCGTATCAATCCATAGCGCTTTAGTTCGCCCATCAGCTCACCTTATCCGTTCCACGCCACAACAAAGGGCGTATCTTCCGGGTTTACAACTTCCTGCCGCGCGTCCAAGGCTACCGCCATTTCCGCTTTGTAGTCCTGCTTTGTCCGACTGTGCGGGACGTTGGAATAGAGCGCCCCACCGTGGATCCTCTGAAAAGCTCTCGCGTCTTCCAGTGTCTTGAAAAATTTGTTGTGGTACATTGTCAAGCCCTCCCGCTCATCATTCTCAGGAACCGCATGTAAAGCGGCTTCCGGTCTCTCTGTCTCATGTACCGGGCAGACGGGCCGTAGGCGGCTTTGAATTTCTCCCGGTCTCCGGTTTCAAGCGCTGCCTCCATCTCGGCGGTCAGCTCTGCCGCGCGTCTCGCGCAATAGGCTTTCTCTTTCTCATACGCTGTCATGGTCTGTGCCTCCGATTACAAGCCAAGCTGTTCAACAATCAGCTCTAACATTCGGGTCTTTGCTTCCAGATCTCCCGTCCGCATCAAAACGGACTTCACGCTTTCGGGCAGGGCCAGCAGCCGCCACGTCCCGATCTTATCAAGTGCTTTCTGATACCGTGCCAAGAGTGCCGCCATTGTAATAACCTCCTTCTTGTAAATAACCGGGGGCCGTATAGCCCCCGGCAGCCGATTTCACTTTACCAGTGCTTTGTAAGCCTTGAACGCGGGGGCAAGCCCTTCAAACGTCCCGATCTTGTGGTGTCCACCGCGCCGGGTCTCAAGGACAACCCCGTGCCGGATCTCACCGGCTTTGTTGGTCTTGCGGGTCAGGATCACCGTGCGTCCGTGAATCGTGCTTTCCGCTTTCTTAAGGATCTCAAGTCCGCTTTCGGTCTTCTCGATAACTGCGTTGTTTGCCATTGTATTTACCTCCCAAAAATAATTGATTTTGTTTTTCTGTCAGGCCGCTACCGGAGCAGCGGCCCATTCTTTGACGATCTCCGTGATTTCTTCACGGGTCAGGAACTTGTCAGCGATCATCCAGCACTCTTGCTCGGCCAGCACCGCAGACCGGGTTGCGAATTCTTCAGCCGTCAGCGGCTTGCCGAACAGATCATCCAGCAGGGACAGGAGCTTTGCCTTGCCGATCTCAGGAACGAACCGCCACTCACCGTCAGGCTTGTACGCCTTGTTCTCCGTCCAGAGAATCGACCAGTCAAGATCTTCTTCCAGCTCTTCCAGAGTGTCGAACAGGTCATAGTCGTAAATGTACTTACCGTCCTGAATCCAGTATTCGTAACCCTGCCGCGTTCTCAGTGTGTTCGCCATTTTGTTTACCTCCATTTCGTTTGTCGCGTGTCGTTTGTCGTGTGAGTCAAAATCTTTTGACTGTGGCCATTATAGACGAAAAGTTTTGACTTGTCAATAGTTTTTGACAAATTTCTTGAAAAAATTTTTGCCGACCTGTCAACACTCGCGCACGCGCGTGTTATATGCGTTTGCGTCAGGCGTTTTAGGCGTTACGTATTACGCCTAATCTTTATATTTTAATATTTTTTATATTAAGTGTTTATCTGTTGACAAATAAGGATAAAGCCAATAAACAAAGGGCTTTTTGCGTCAACACTTGAGTGTTGACAAGTGTTTATCTGTTGACAAACCCTGTCAACACTTCAACACTTAAAAATGAAGTGCTGACGCAAGTGTTGACAAAAGTGTTGACAATAAAAAAAGCGGCGCACAAGCCGTAGCCTGTGCGCCGCATGGTATGTTATTCGTTATTCCGCTGCGGGGAGAGCGTTCTTGTTAAAGTTGTTGTTGAACTCGTTTACAGCGGCTTCAATCATAGCCACAAGTTCGGTGTCGGATATTTCGATACCGTACTCTGCCAACAGCTCAGACGCCTTTTTCATGGCCTGTACAAGCTTGTCTTTGCCGTGCAGATCCTTATAGACCTGTTCAACAAACCGTACTGCCGTGCGGCATACGGCCTGTTTCACTTCGGTATTGACATACCGCTTGTACAGGTTCTTTGCCTGTGCGCCCAGCCAAGCGGCCAGCGCCAGCAGCAGGACAAGAATAACCTGCGCCAGATAACCCGAAAAGATGTTCATTTTGATTCCTCCTTAATTAAAATCCCGCGCCGGATCCGACGCGGGTTGTTTACAGATCTTCAATGTCTTCCGCGTCTACCCAGCCGTAGACGGTGCAAGCTTCCTCCGCGCGGATCAGATGATATGGGTGAATTCCGTCAAAAATTCCGGTGACAATCGCCCTACCGGGGCGGCATGGATAGCCGCGTATGTCATTCGCGGTGATGTAATGCGTATCCCCGGCAAAATGCACTTCGTCCCCGATCTTCCATGTCTTCCCGTTCCCTCCGTGTGTAGCTCTGTCACGTTCCTTCGGGATCTCGATGCGCTGCCCGATCTGGATAATGTTGGGGTCGTCGATTCCGTTATATTCGGCAAGTTCCTGATAACTCTTGCCGTATTTCAGGGCAATCGCGCTCAGAGTGTCGCCGGGTTGAACGATGTAATAATCCTCCGTGGACAGAACAACGGTCTGCGCGTCGTCGGGAGGCTTATACACCGGGGTAGGAGGATCCACGGGAGCGCTTAAGAGCGCGTTCACACGGGCCTGTACCGCGCTGTAATCATACCCAGCTGCGGTCAGTCCGTTTTTCCGGTCGTCTCCGTCTCCCCAAAGGCCCTGAATGACTTCCTGCGCCAGCTCATCCACCGTCTTGTCACCGGTCGCCGGGGACGTTTCGCCGGGTGTAGCGGTGCTTTCCACCGTCCCGTCATCCGGTTCATACTTCGGACGGCCAAAGTCCTTGATGTAACCATTTCCAAGGGTGTAACTGCGACGCGCCACCTGATCTGACGTGTTCCCTTCAATCGTGGTAATGCGGTTGCCGTTCACGGTCTCGACAATGCCGGTATGACAGATTTCTCCGTTCTGCGTGAAGAATACCTGATCTCCCGGTTCCGGGGCGCTGAAAAGCCGTCCCTGCTGCTGGTAATACTGCCGGGAAAACAGACAGCCTGCGCCGCAATCTCCGGTCTGACACTCGATGGTCTGTCCAAGCCGTGCGTCACGGTCGGCAAGGATCCAGAAGCACCAATCCACAAAAACGTCACACCACGCATAACCGTTTTTGTTCCCGTTATAATATCCGGCCCGCGCAAGATCACGGGCGTATTTCGTCCAGTTCCCGCTACCGGAATTCGCGGTCGGGTCGTCAAGGTTCGCGTTGCTTGCTTTCTCATGATACCCGATTTGTGAGACGGCAATTGCAATCAGCTTTTTGGCCGTATAACGGGCGCTCTGTGCAATGTTCTGAGCTATGGGGGCCTCTGATACCTCCGTCCCCGCAAATTCATTGTAGGCGGCTTTACAGAGGTCTATACGCTTGTTGTGGGCCTTGACGGATTGATCGTCGGGGCGTTCAAAGTTCTCCATGAAGACTTTTGACATTTCTTCAATGGACTGATCGCTTTTCAGAGTGGACAGTACCTTGCGGAATTCTCCCTGATTCAGCTCATCCCACAGCCAAGCAATAGCGGCTTCCTCGCTGCCGATGGAAACCCCCAGCTTTTTTGCCGTGTCGTAAAGGCCCTCTTTCCGAGTATAAAAAGTCCATTGCAGCCAGCCGTAACCGCCACCGTTCGGCCCACGATGCACGAAATCTTCCCGGCTGATCTGTCCCGCGTCCACCTGCGCCGTGTAGCTCTTTGACTTCTCCCGGCTGTCGGAAAAATCCCCTTGCAGCCGGTTTGTTTCACATCCGCTTTCTGCCATAGCGTGACCAAGGATTACGGCTTTCGCCTTGTCGGACAGGCCCAGCCGATCCAACCGATCCCATTGAGTTTTACGGCTCATAGGGTTTTCCTCCTTTACAGAAAATCGTTTTCAAGTGTGCATTTTTTATAGGTGCTTTCGATAATATCAATTGAAATGTGAACCCGGTCATTCTCAAAACTTCTATGATTATCGCAATAATCTTTGTAGTATTTTATGTCTTCAAAGACGTTATCAAAACGTTCTTTGGAATGCCGGACACCGCCGCGTATTTCATCACCGAATGACAGAATTCGCCGCCTCGCGTCAAGGGCTTTTTCCTCTGCGTTACTCGCGTCCTGTGTTCGGTTGTGTTCTTCCAGATCCCCTAAACGGGTTTCCATATCATCCAAACGGTTGTCCATAGCCCCTAATTTTGCCATGACTTCACCATTCAGGGCTTTGCCAATTCTACTGCCAAGCCAATGAAAAAATGTTCCGATCAATTTTCCTATCCAACTCCAAGGATTAATTTTAATAGGGGCTATCTGTAAAAGCGTACACACGACAACAAACAGTATGCCGCTTTTCGTCAAAGCATCTGATAATCCGGTTGCTTCTAAAAGTTCCGACAGATCCATCAGAAACCTCCTTTCAACAAAACGGCGCTGCTTTTCGGCAGCGCCGTGAATTTATCTACCGGTTTATTCTGCCGGTGCGGGATCTGTTTCGGGTTCGGTTTCTGATTCTGTTTCGGGTTCGGTCTCTGATTCTGTTTCGGGTTCGGTCTCTGATTCTGATTCGGCTTCCGGCTCTTCTTCATCGTGAATAATCTCCGGTTCACCGTCGTCAAGGTCGGGTTCTACCTCTGTTTCATCGTGGACGATTTCAGGCGGGTTTTCGTCCTCTTCCTCTACACCCTCAAGTGTAACGGGTGCAAACACGGATTCTTCCTCTTCCGTGTCTTCCACAACCGGGGTCTCTTCGATCTCCGGTTCGTCATCTGGGAGGGCGTCACGCTCTTCCTCAAGTTCATTGATTCTTTGCCGCCACTGGACACGGCTGGCGATAACGTCACCGTATTGCGCCATAAACGCCTCGCGGAAAGCGTTTTCTTCTTTCTGCGTGCTGCAAGCCGTCAGACCTTCCGCGTATTTCGTGACCTGATAGTCGGTGTCGGCCAACAGCATTTTCAGTGCGGTGATTTCGTTTTCAATCTGTTCCCGTCTGTCGCTCATTTTAACTTACCTTCCTTTTTGTATTTCTCCACGGTTCAGCCCCGTAAAGATGGAAAAATAAACCGTCCATGCTCTGGACGGCTCGGCGGGCGTCCCTCTTTAGGATAGCGCCCCGCCATGACATATAAGATTGTGATACCTGATCCAGCGTCACAACGCCGCTTTCATAAAAATGATAGAGCTTTTTGATTTTCCGTCTTTCCCGCACGATACCGGCGTGATCCGGTTTCCTGATAATATGTCCAGTCTTTGTCAGAAAATACCGCGTTTTCAGAAATGTAAATCCTTTGCTCAGTTTGACGATTTGCGTTTTCTTCGGATTCAGGATAATGCCGTATTTGGTAAATTCCTTTTCAAGCTCCCGCATAATCGCTTTCAGTGTTGCCTTATCCTTATGGATGATGTAAGAATCGTCCATATACCGGGCATAATACCGTTGCCGGAACGTATTTTTAATCAGATGATCTACCCGATTCAAATACGCGACAGCATAGATCTGACTGTCTTCCGGGCCGATGTACAAACCCTGTCCACGACCTTCAAGCGGTTTCCCGTCATTCGTAGCATCAATAAAACCATAGCTCAGATTTACGATCCGTTTATCTGTAAAGGCTTTATCAATAATCAGCTTCAACGGCTCATGCAGAATATGGTCAAAATAGCCCTTGAAATCAATGACAGCAACATAGCCGTCATTGCTCCCGGTTTCCCGATAAAACCGGTGTAAATGCGTTACACACCGGTCTGCGGCGAATGATACGCCTTTCCCTTCCAGACTTGCGCTGTTATCATAAATCAAACCGTTTGAAAGCACCGGCACAAGAGCGTTCGTGCAGACAGACCGCCGTATAACCCGCTCTGAATAGTGCAGACTGTGGATATGCCGCAATTTACCGCGTTCGCAAATATCAAAGATATAAAACGATTGCCTTACGTCTTTCCCGGAGCGTAGGGCATGGGATGATCTGACCGCATTTCTGTACTGATTGATGTTATATCGCAGGACGCTTGCTTTGAACATGACACCCTGCCGTGCTTCCCAATTCCCGTGTAACAATGCCGGAACCGATGACAGCCGGTCAAAATTGTCATACTCTGCAAGTTTCTTCCTGCGCTTTTCTTCCCGTGCGGCTTTTCGCCTTTGATAGCGTGCTTCATGTCTTTCTGTGCTGTTCAAGATGGTTTGCCTCACAAAATAAATAAAAGAAAGCCCCGTGCGGAGTGTTATTGTGTACGGAAAAAGCATGTTCCGTATCAAGGGCGCGTTGTGTACTCCTTTGCAACAATGGTCATGAAACCGGGTACTTGCTGGATTCCGTCAGCTCAGTCGCCGTCCCCGGCCATGCAAGAAGCGTCCGGCCAGTTGCGTCACGGTTCTGTCGCTTTCATTGAGCGGCATAGCATATTTACCCTTTTAATTCAGGACGGTTATTTTCTCCTTCCGTAAACTTTGCCAAGGGGTAGGCTCAGAATTCGGTAATAAAACCTACTATTTACAGGCCATAAAGGGATATGCGGTTTCGGAATCAGCGGGCATGTTTTTACGGAATCAGACGGGCGCGGCAATGTTGGTATTCGACGCGTTGTTGTTGTTGGCATTGCCATTGTTGTTGACATTGCACCAATTCGTGGAATTCCCTGAATAAGAACTCAGAAGCCACCAATTGTTGCGGCTACCGGGGAAAGCTTTCAGCAGAAAATAACCAATAATGTTTTAGTGATTAAGCAGTTTTGTACTGCGTTTCCAACCTGTCAAAAGTCGCTCTTCCCGGTCGAGAAGTTCACCTATGACGGTCAGATGATATTCAAGATGCTGTCTGTCGAGGGTCGGTTCGCCGGTTTTGGAATTTGTCGCATGTAAAGTCTGCCACCAGACGTTACGCATTGCGTACTGTAGGATTTCGTAGACCTCATCCAAACAGTCAATACATTCCTGTTGTATCTCTTTTCTCCGCGTAACGTCTTCAGGTGTATACGGAAATATCTTATTTGCCTTGTGCATCAAAGCCATCATCCGATTGACAGCGGCCAACGCTGGGTATGTGACGTTGGCCCTGTACTTTTTCGGTGTAGCTTTGTCCCGAAACAACAAACTCGACAGTTCCGTTCTCAGATTTTCGGCTGTACCGTAGAACTCCATTTCTGAAATTCCACGCTTCCGTGCAAGAACGTTACTCATTCCTATTTCTCCTTATCGCGCCGCAAGCGGCGCGGATTGGTAAAAGAGATTAAGAGACACGGAAGCAGACGGGCGCGGCAAAGTTGGTATTCGACGCGTTGCTGGTGTGGGCATTGCCATAGGCGGTGACCCTGCACCAATACGCGGAATTCCCTGAATCAGAACTCAGAAGCCACCAATTGTAGCAGCTACCGGATCTGTACTTCACACGGGTCATGTTGTGGGCGAAAATTGGATACTGGACAGCGGAACCGCCGATTCCATAACCGCCCTTCGTTCCCCAAACCGGGCCACCGTATACTTCCCATTCGGTCGGGAGCCACAGCTTACCAATGTTCGTCCATCCCCAGCCGTTGTCATCATTCAGCAGACCGGACGCGGAAAACCGTTTCGGCAGCAGCATTCTTTTTTCAACGATAACGGCTTTCAGCGCTTCAGGGAGATAATAGTAAATGCCGTCTGCGGTGTAATCCACAGCCACCATAGCCGGATTAAGCTTCGCCTCATTCGGGACGTACCCGGAAAGGCTATTAATGAAGTGATACAGGTCACAGGCAAGCCACGGATATTCCTGCGCGGCAATCTCTTCTTCAGCCCCTTCAGGCGTGAACGCGGGAACGCCGTTGTTGTAGTTGACCTTGTTAATCACGTGCAGAGTGGGCCACAGTTCGCGGCAGATGAAATCAATGTGTTTTCCAACTGCGGTATCACCGTAGTTGGTGTACGTATTGATACCGGCGATTTCCGCTTTCAGACTGACATTATTTGCCGTCTTGAACGGAATATAGTCTTTGGTATGAATGCCAAGAAAATTCCCGGCGCGGATGCGGGCGCGGATCCAAGCCCACGCGTCACCGTTGTAGGGGCTTGCAGCGATTTCAGACGCCCATTTAACGGTAAGATCCTGACCTTCATAATAGCGGTCAAAATCGACGCCGAGAACAGGGTTGGATTCGCCGTTATTGATTGCAATTCTGTCCAGATACATAATGTTTCCTCCCGTTATTCATTAAAGGTGATTTTCAATTCACCGTTTACCAGAGAACCGGTAAAGATTCCGCTTGTGATAATGTCATTGATCGAATATCCGCTGTCTTTCGGATTGCCGTTTGCGTCACAGGTCACGACATTATCAATTGTACCGCCGCTGATTTTCTTCGCCTTACCGGAACAAAAGGCAAGAATTAAAGAAATAATTTCTCCCATTCTTCATCCCTCCGTTACTGGCCGACAAATACGCCGGATTCGTTTGCAATATAAACCTGATGCGCGGCGGTAGGATCGGTGACAAAGAGGATCGAGAACGGAGCGAATTTATCAGTGTCTTCAAGTCCCTCAATTCCGGCCCCGGTCGTGGGAAGCGTCGAGGGCGTGGAACTGGAAACCATGACAACACTGACGACACGGAAATCCTGTGTATCCGTCTTTGTTTTCGTCACCTTGACAGAAGTAACTTTCATGCGTTTTTCCTTCCTTCCGTTTAAGATTCAACAAAATCCAGTTCGACAAAGCCCTCCAACGCTTTCAGTTCGTTATAGGACAGTTGGATTTCCTCTGTGACGGGAAGCAGGACAGGTTCAATTTCAGAATCAATCTCAAGGTTAATCAATTCGTCCATTTTACTGTCAAACTTTGCCCTGTTTTCGCCAGAGATCTTCCATTGATCGCCCTGAACATTGTCTCCAAGGGATTCAATAATCTTCATCCGCTCTTCGTTGTAAAAATCAATCTCATGCTCTAATTTGAGCATGAGATTTTTTAGCTTATACAGGGTTTTCAGTGAGAGCGGCAAATCAGATACTTTTCGCAGCGCGGGGACTGCTTCAATAATTTTTCCCATCTTCATGTGTAGCTTGTGCCTCCTATTATTTTTTTTTAGACGATTGCGATTAGTCCATACGTTTTAAGAGAATCTATAAGCGCGTTTATTTTTTCAGCGACAGATGCCGCCGTTGCTGAAGATGTAGAGGAAATTTTAGTACAACGCTGTTTGGATACAGGAGTCGTACCGAAGAAACCAACTGTGCCGGTTGTTGAACCTATCTGCGCGGTTTTTGTATAAATCGTCCACGGATAAGAGGAATTTCCTAATTGCCATCCGTAAGACGAATTGTCCGGTCTGAAAACACGTTGAGAAGTATCAAATACAGCTTTTTGCCCCCATGAAGCATACGAACCGATACAGACTTCACTGGATCCGTAAATAAAAGTATTGGATGTTCCCCAAGACGAACCATCACCGCCGACATAAACGGTATTGGAACCGTTATATGAAACCATTGATTTACCAGATGACCCGGACGCCGTATAGAGCTTTTTCACATACAGGGTGTCAACATTAATTCTTGCTGCATCTATCGTGCCTGATTTGATGTTGCTTGCGTTTATATTGGAGACGGTGATCTTTGACGCGTCAATCGTACCGCCACTGATCCTATCGGCTGAAAACGTACCGGTCGTGATAGCGTTTGCAGACAGGTTAGTGACGGTGATTAAATTACAATTCAACGTACCGCCGCTGATATAGGAAGCCGACAGCGTACCGGAGCTGATGTTACCCGCGTCCAGATTCGTAATAGTAACGTTGTTTGCGTTAATCGTACCGCCGCTGATCCGGTTAGCCGACATTGTACCGGATGTAATGGAACTTGCCGACAAATTAGAAACCGTTATCAGGGAACAATCCAGCGTACCACCGCTGATATAGGAAGCCGACAGCGTACCGGCAGTAATGTTATCCGCATCAAGATTGATGATTGATACGTCGGATGCGTCAATTGTACCGGTTGTAATACAGCCACCGTCAACAGTTGTCGTACCATTCTGTAAACTGCTGACAGTGACATAGCCGGACAGATTGATTTTCGCAGCGTCGATTGTGACCTCTTCAGGGCTGAGATTGATAGCCGCAATTATACCGGAGCTGTTGACTTTCAGCGCAATTTCGTCGCCCTGCGCGGTGATAGTCGCCTGTTGCGCTACCGTGACGCTGTTCATATTCGCCCGGACAAGGATAGTCGCGTTGACCGTAAAGCCGCCGTAAAATGTAATTCTGAGGGATATTTCGGAGCTGTCCGGGATCGCGTTTGCCGCAGATCCGTTGGAGACGGAACACGTGATTTCTCCCGCTATGGCCTGTGTCACCGTGATACCGGAAACGGAATTCAGAACTTCAACTTTATACTGTCCCTCCGCAAGTGTAGCGGCTGGCAGTACCGCCGTCAGCGCTGTGATCCCTTTGTATCCGTTTACGTTGCAAGTATAAGAACCTGCCGATACAGGAATGCGCGTGCTGTAGACCGGAACTTCGATATACTCATTCGACAGCAGGACAGAATAGGCGTCCACGCCGTCCGTTCCATCAGTCCCCGGAGTACCGGGCGCGCCGGGGCTACCGGGTGTACCGGGATCGCCTTTCGCTCCGTCTGCAAGTTTGGCAATGGAAATAACGTCTGTATAGTCATTCCCGGCTGCGTCGGTTCCGACAACTTTATAGGTTGCGGAATTTCCGCTTATATCTGTGGGGCTTATAGAGAGCGTAGACGACGTTTGACCGCTGATAAGGGAATTATCCTTGTACCACTTATAAGACGCGATATGACCCTCCGTGGAGGCCGTGAGCGTGATTGTGGACGGGACGTAGGTGCTGGCCGTGGCTGCTTTGGTGAAGATCTGAGAAGATGCAAGAAGGGTGATGCTGTTTTCTGCCGCTTTGAGAGCTTCGGCAACATTTTTCCCGCCGACCGTAAGCGTTCCTGCGTCAAGGTCAAGCACAAAATCCCCGGAGGCATTCTTGATCTTGCCTGTGGTAATGTTATCACCGTTAATCGTTGTCCTGCCGCTTGTGGACAGGTCAGCGAATGTGACAACGCCGTTAATCGTAACGTCAGCGGTAATGACATATTTCCCGGTGACGGTATCAAAATAAATCCGGTCTTCCCATCTGCCATTGACTTTCTGTTGCATGGAAAAGACCGTCGCGTTTGCGGTAAGCTGGGCCTGTGATTCACCGTTCACCAGCAATTCACTGACAAAACCATCTTTCCGGTTAATCCGGTTCCCGTAATACGTCTGATCCGTTCTGACAGACCGGTTAATGGCAAGCTGCCGCATTGTGATGTACGGGAATTCTTCTTCCGTTTCATCGTTAATATCGGCCTGTAGAGCTACCGTAAAGCCCACCGTGCAGTTGGCTTTGATGCTATAGACCACTACGGTATGAACAGTGTCATTTCTTTCAGTGACGGATATTGTATCCCCCAATTCGACAGCGGGATTGAGATACGCGCCGGAGACAGAATACGGTTCGTAGGAAACACCGTACAGAATTGAACTCTGATCCAGTGTCAGACCGCCGTTTTCTGCCGTCCCGGAATAAAGGGTCAGTTTTCCGAGGGAAATCAGCGCGTTATTGAGAACAATTTCCCCGTTTCCGAGAGAGTAATCACCGACACCACACAGTCCGTTCGCCATAACCTGTGTAGCTACGTCGCAGTTCGCTTGAATCGTGATGCCGGTATCATCGCCCGCAATAAACTGATTATTCGTGTTATCCGTCAGAATGACTTTGGAAATAAGCTGTGTCTTGCCAAGAACGGTATATCCGGTATGGGCTTTCGCCAGAGTTTGAACCGGCGTACCCGGAGACGCGAGACGGATAAGCCGGAGCTTACCCGTCTCTGTCATGATCCAGTTACCGCCGTTGGCAATCGCTATTTTCGCCAGAACTTCAGATATGAGCGTATCTTCATTCGGGTAGTCAATCGTATAGCCGTTATTGATTTCCGTTCGGCTGTCAAGCTCTACGTCCATGATAGAGCATATTTCATCCAGAACGTCCGTCATATACTGCGGCCATTCTTCAAAAGCCGTCTTATCCTGATAGGTGACACCCGCACGAATCATGTAATCCTTGCAGGTAAGTTTGACGGGGTTCACTCCGCTGCGGCTGGAAACGTAATATTTGCCCTGCGGGAGCCATTCAGAAACAGTTTCGCCGTCCGGGGATACCAGACGGCAATAGACGTTTACCAATGCGGCTTTCGGAATATCCGCTTTCGGATACACTGTAATCTGAGTGCTTCCCGTGCAGACGCGTCCAATAGCCGGTTTATCAATTAACGGTTTTGTGATAACGGGATTGCCTTTTCTGTCTTCAGCATAATAGGACAGACCGTTAATATCATAGCGGTATTCTGTCTTATGATCCGCATTAAAAAGGCTATCCCATAATGCGGTTACACTCTGCATTAACTTGTAGCCTCCCTTATGCTGATTAACGTAAAGCTTACGTTATCCACTACAATTTCTCCGTCTTCCATGAACTGCTCTTCTGCCGCTGAAATGGATGTGTTATAAAACCTCCGCGTGCAGATGCCGTTGAACAGATCCGGGTATCTAACGGAGACACCGAAATCGCCGCCCTGAAGATCTCTTTCAAGCTGCTGGGCAACTGAAAAAGGCATAGGGCCAAGCTTCATTTTAAGAGAACGCTGATGGGACGTGACGTTTGTGTGCATGGTTTCACTTCCATCACGCCCCGCGTCCTTATCGTTGGTGTTATCCCGCTGCCAAGACAGGCCGGTTTTCTGCTTGACATAGCGGGTGTAGTCATGACCATTGATGATAAAACAACCGACAACTGCCATAATTACACCCCTCCATATCCTCTGATTGCATTGCTCATTGAGAACGCAATAGCATCCGCAAGCTCATCCGGGTCAAGGCCGCGCTTGTTTGTGATCGCGGAAAGAATTCTTTCAAGTAATTCTCTCTGATCGTAAAGCCGCTCATCAAGACCGCTTTCAAAAGAATCAAACCGCGCGCTGTTAAATATATCTTCACCGTCACCGGACACCGCTGTGCGGGACGGAACAACAGAACCGGAGACCAGAGCCGGAACCCGCAAGCCGCCGATACCGGTAAGCATGTCCGTAATGCTCTGGAATGTTTCGGCAATGCCTGAAAGCATGTCCGCAATTCGGGTGAGACTGTTAGCCGCACCGTCTACACCAGCTTCCATGTCAACTGCCGCACCCTCAATCTGCATTTCATCTTGCACATTTTCTGCGAGGGTTGCGACCGACGCCAACACTTTACCCTGTGTAGCTTCGATACCTTCCGCAAGACCTAAATCCAGATATTCACCGATTTCAGCCCACACCCTTGACGGGGAGTGGATGCCAAACAGACGGTTCATGAAACCGGACAAGCCGCTTGCAAGTCTGCTGACAAGGGAAGTCACGCCAGACCATGCCTGAGAGATGCCGTTTTTCAGACCTTCGACAAGTCGGGAACCTATGCCGTGCCAATCGTAATTTGCGGACGAACTGATAGAGTTCTTCAGGCTGTTCCATTTGTCCATGATGGTAGATTTGATACTGTCCCATGTCCGGGAAACATCGTTCCTGATGTTGTTCCACGCATAGGTCATGTTACGGCTGATCTCATCCATCGGACGGGTGATCTCATACTTGATGTTATACCATTTCGTAGAGGCGTCCCGTTTAATGTTTTCCCATGAATCGGTAAGGGTTTTCTTTACCGTGTCGGTTGTCGTTTGAATCGGTCGCTTCAGGTTATCATACTGCTTCTGAATTTCATCATGCAGGGCTTTCCACTTGCTTGTCGCTTCGGTTTTCAGGTTTGTCCATGAGGTCGTCAGCGTGGTTTTGACGGTATCCGTTGTGGTTTTAACCGAGGTCTTCACAGCGTCAAACTTTGTGGCAATCGCCGTCTTAACCGCGTCCCAAGAAGTCGAAGCCGTGGTTTTGATCGTGTTCCACGTAGTAGACATTGTGGTAGCTATCGTTGACGTGACGGTTGTTACCGTGCTGCTGATCGTCGTCCACGCGGACGTGATTGCCGTCTGGATACCGCCCCAAATCGTAGTGGTAAGCGTCTGAATTCCTGTCCAAACCGTAGAAATAGCGGTTTTGATCGTCTCAAGGGCTGTGCCAAAGAATTCTGTGATTGTGGCCCATGCCGCTTTGATCCCTTCCAGCAATCCAGCTACGATATTTGTACCTATCTCCATCATTTTTGTTGACGGGGAGGCGATACCGAAAGCGTGGCATAAACCATCCCAAAACGGTTTGAAGATATGATCCCAAATCCACTGACCGATATTGACAAGGGCGTTCACGATGCCGAGAAGCAGCCCCGCGACAATATCCCCGCCGCATTTGTCGATGTAATCAGCAAAGTAATTCCAGCCATCTTCAAATGCAGTAACCAGTAAATTCAGAATATTGGAAATCAGCGTTGCGGCAAGGGAAGACGCCGCGCCTACCGCCGCGCCCAAAAGCTCAAACGCGGTAGAAATCAGACCGCCCCAATCAATGCTTTGCAGCATTCCAACAAGGCCGTCCCAAATTCCCTGCATTAAGCCGCTCCAATCCACCTTTTTGACGAATTCAGCGACAAATTCCATGATCCCCTTGAGAAGATCCCCGACGATTTTACCGGCTTTGGTGAGGATCCCGGCAAGGTCTAAGTGTTCTAAGCTTTCCGCGAGAGAATCAGCAATTTCACGCCATTTGATGCCGTTAATAAAGCTGATCAGTGCCGTTTCAAGCCCTTTAACACCATCCGAAACTGTTTTTACAAGCTTGTTCCAATCAATCCCCAGCAGGAACGTATTGAAAAACGTGGAAATGGATTTACCCACATTATCCCAATCTATCGCGTTTACCAGCCCGTGTAACGTATCAATTATCGCGTTTACGCCGTTGGCAAACGTCCTGCCTATCAGATCCCATTCGACATTGGTAAACCAGCTTGTGATAGTCTGGCCTATCTTTGTACCGAATTTTTCAAAGTCGAATGTTTCAAGGAACGTGTTTACTATATCAAAGACAGCATTTAAGCCGTCTGCAAGAAGTTTTCCGAGAAGTTCCGCGTCAAAGCCGTCTACCAGACCGTTAAGAACTTCCGCAATGTTTTTCGCCCATTTTACGCCCTGCGGACGGAAAACATTATTGATCCAGTCGTCGGCAATCTGCATCATCTCATTGAGCTTTTCCGCAAGCTTCTGACCGAATCCGAAATAATCCTCATTGTCCCACAGGTCTTTCAGCTCTTGCAGCCAACCCTTCATATCTTCCGGGAGGGCTTCGCTTATCGGAGTGTCAGAGAACGGACTTGAAGAATTATTATCGTCCTGATCATCCTCTTTTTCCTCTTCCTCCATCCGTTTATTCAGTTCATCAAAACCGTAGACCTGCTTATTCAATTCTTTCTGAGCTTCAGCGGCTTTTTTCGTGTTCGACGCCGCTGATCCCATACTGTTTGAATAACTCTGTGCGCTTGATGCCGCCGTGTTCGCGGTCGTGACTGTGGACTTCCCACGTAAAAAGCTGAATGCCGCGTTCACATAGGAAACCATTTTGGACAGCATATTGAGAAATTTAGTAACAAACGGTTCCACGGCTTCTATTAAACCGCCGATTGTTGAGGCAAGGTTTGTTTTCAACCCTGTAGCCGCCGTTTTGATTCTGTCCATAGCCGCGCCGAATGAAGTAGAATACTGTGCAAGCTGCGACAAACTTTCTTTTACGCCGTTAAAGATGCCGGAAATAAACATTCGTTTGACGCGGGAAATCAGCATTCTTTTAACGCTTGTCAGGGCCTTTACAAGCGAATTGGAGGAAAGCTTTGCATTCTGAGCCTTTTTGATATACTCTCCAACGGACTGACCGAGTTTTTTGAACCCCGTCCGGGCGGCATTAAGCGGGATTTTGGCAAGAGACGCAGTAAGCTTCAATGCGGAGGATGCCGCAGATTTCAGAATATCGGAGAATCGCCGCGTTTCCTGTGTAGCTTGCGCGAGTCCGACCGCTTTCTGTCTTGCTTGTTCCAGTGCGGTAGCTAACTGAGTATACTGCCCGTCATCTATCAGACCGTTCGCGCGCATAGCATCAAGGGCAGCTCTGTAATCATCCAGCTTATATGCAGCTTGCGTAATGTCGTAACCAATGGAACGCCACTGATCGTCAGTCGCACCCATGTAGTTCATTTTGTCCATCTTCTGCTCATACCGATCTACGGCGGCAATTGCCTTTTCGATTTGAGCTGATAAACCTTTAGAATCCCAATCAGAGGTATTCGGGGACGCGTTCTGTTGTGCCTGTAGCGCAGCAAGCCGTTCATACTCGGCCTCAAGCGCTTTCAGCGTATCCAGTTTGGAAGCGTACTTCGCATTGAGCTTTTCAAGCTGTACCTCTTCCATTTCCAGAACTTTTGCAGCCTGTTCGTCCGAATTGGTGAGCGCAAGTGTTTCATCCGTAGACTGCTGGATTTGAGCAACAGCACTGTAATAATCCGCGAGTTTGGCTTTCAGCGAATCAATCTGTTTCTGAATACGCGCCATAGCCTTGTCATAACTGCCCGCCATCTGTGTTGCTGTGTTTTCCGCACTTTGCGCGGCCTGTGTCCCGGCAGTCATGTTCTGTGTGGCTTGATTCTGCTGATTAATAGCGTTTGTGGCCGTCTGCACTGCCTGTGCAACCTGTTCCTCTGAAGAAACAACCTGCGCGTTCGCATCTGCCGCCTGTGTCGCGGATCCAGCCAACCGCTCATTGATGCTTGCCGCGCTTGCCGCAACGGACTGTAAAAGAGGGACAATTTGACCGAAAGAACGCATCATATTGTCGCCCATTGTATCGACAGCAGACGCAAGATCTTTGATAGCATCAAGGATCTTCTGACTGCCCTTTACAAATCCGGTCTGATCCAGTTGTGTGTCAAATACAAGGGATCCGTCTTCGCCCATTTCTTATCCCTCCTTTTCCGTAATTTCCCGCTGCTCTTCCAGCAACGCCTTATAAAGCTCATCCGCGTACATTTCCGCATCAAGTTTCCGGTCTGTGACACGTCCAATGTCAATCATGGATTTATTCGCCTTATAAAAATCGTTTTCCGCTTTGTCGAGTTTCTTTCCCTTCGCTTTTTTCTGCCTGATGGTAAGGATAAAACCCCATAGACTGTCTCTGTCCACGTTCTGGAAATACCCTATAAACGTCCACCAGTGCATGTATGTTTCCGCTCTGATCTCTTTCCCGGCAACCTTGTTGACGGCGGCAAACATAAGCTGTTCATCTTTATCCCAATCAATGACTTTGGGGCTTGGCTTGTCAGATTTCATCTGACATTCGATGAAGTTTACCGCCGCTTCATAGGCTTCCTGATAATCATTGTCCGGGATAGACTGAAAATCCACGTACAGACGTACCAGACAGATTAACGTTTTTTCCGTGTCTTTCAGTTCATCATCATTAAAAGCGGAAATAATAGTCAGAATGTTCCGATAATCGGATCTGATTTCATAATCCTTTTCATGTATCGTCAGGCTTGTCGGAAGTAAGCCCAGCATTTGCCGTCACCTCCGGGGGTGTAGCTTCTACGTCCTTCAGATATTTAGCCATGCGCTTTTGAGACGCTTTCGTTTCCCGCTCCACCGCGTCAGTAATGACAGCGGCCAAAGCTTTAAGGACACGGGAACAGAAGAATTCCCCGCCGACAGAAGAAAACGGGTTTCGGGTGGCGAAAATCGCGTCAGCCTCTTCCATATCAAAGAGTTCGTCAATTTTCCGCTTCACCCGGTTTTCCACTTCTTTCAAGGTCTTCCAATCCTTGTCAAAAGAGGCCGTACCGTCAGCGTTAATGTCCAGATTTTGCAGCGGGGCGACAATCTGATCAAAGTCCCTCATAAGAGCCTGATACCTGTCCAGAATCGCAATGTCAGCAGGACGGATGTAGATATTGCAGATATGCTTTCCGAATTTGTTAAGAATAGGGATTTCTTGTGTACCGTCATCAATAATGACTTTCGCCATGATAATTTACCTCCATATAACAGTTAAGCCGGAAAGCAGTTAGACCGCTTTCCGGCTTGATTTAAGCCCCGATTAGGTGGTAACAGTAATAGCTACCGCACGGGTCGCCATAGTGTAAACCACCGTTACACTTGTCATCGGGCCAATCGGGTTCACGGTAAAGGGAATCGCGTAACCGGCAGTATCGCCGCCCGTAGACTGCGGGACGATATATGCCTCACGCATATAGCCCGTGCCGGTCATCGTACCGGCGTCAGCGTTCACGGTGGTGAAAACAACCTCGACGAAATAGCCCTTAATATCCGCGTCACCGTACTTCTCCTGCACGGCTGCGGCAAGCAGCTTTTCATAAAGATTGGATTCACTGTCAGCGTAGTAAGGATCCACACTGACCTCCGGTTCATAACCGGAGTGTTTGAACGTGGTTTCACCGAGAACGTTCTTGCTCGTTTCGGTGTCGGGGTTAAGGTCTTTGCTCAGGTCGTCATTGTCACGGCCCAGCACTTCCCACTGTACATTAGCGGGAGCCGTACCGGTTCCACTGGCAAATCCGGCAAAGAACATACCTCTGTTACGGTCAAGCTTCATAGTTCTAATACTCCTTTCAATGAATTCAAGTTTACCATCGTCGGTTAATATAATGTCTGTATTAACCTTGTCGTCCACTTGCAATTCGCCATCTATGATCGCTCCAAAGGAGAGGTAAAGACGATCATTGTCAAATCTGATCACGTGATCCCCTCCCTAATTTGTGACTACGAATTCCGTCTGTACGTCATTCGTAGTTGGATCTGGTATTTTGCCGCGTCACTCCCGATTTGTGCAGGATACGCGGTTAAGGTCGGGACTATGGATTTTACCCGGCCCTCATCCAGCTCCGGGAAATTGCGTAAAGTGTTTTGCTCAATAATCCACGCGACAACTTCATCATAAAAGCCTAAATTCGCAAGGTTCTGTTCAACGTCAGCCCCGTAGCTCTCTTTACTGGCGAATATGTAGTTTATCGTCTGGACAGGAAGCGGGACTTCTTCACCCAATACATTTTCCCGGTAACTGATCTGTGACGGGACGGCATAAATCGCATATTCCGTAGGATTTTCCGCAAGATAGTCTATGCGGAAACGGTTGCCCTCCGCAAGTGCCGGACACGTCCGAAACCAATCACGGAGATGCTTTGCATTATTTACTTCCTGCGGCATTTTTGGCCTCCTGAATAATGTCCTTCAGATGGTCGGCTTTCATGCGTTCAAACCAGTATGAACCCGCAAGCGGGTTTACATCTGTTTTGTACTGCAATTCGCGTCCTGTCGGGTGCTTTTTCCGTCCCGGAGGGCTGAAATAGCGCGTCGGAACACCGCTGTCATCTTCAAAAACCGGAATGTTCGGGCCGTAGACTTCACCGTAGTACATGTAATGTGCATACGGGCCGGGATAAACAACCTTGCCGCTCCCGATCTGTGTAGCTCCGTAGGCGCTCTTTCCGAGAACTCCGCTGTCCCACGGAACATACTGTAGGCAATAGTCAATCACGCTTTTGTCAATGACCTGCTGCACTTTCCCGCCTGATTCAAGATTGAATTTTCGGAGAAGCGCCGCCGTATCCTTGAGAAGAAAGACCTTCTCTGTTTTCAGCGCAATCATGTTCCTATCACCTTCCAGTGTGGGGCGTTCGGGGCGCGCCGGTTATCGGTCACACCTAACACGGTAAAGGCTTCATAATTCCTGTGCAATTCGGCTGGCCGCAACCCGGAGCCTGTCACAGCCCCCCGTACAATAATGTCACCATTTTTCAGTGTGAACAAACTGCTTACGTCGGCCGCATCTGCGTAATCCAGCGGAGAAACATACGTTTTCCCGCTGAAATCCGCATCTTCCGGGATACGGATTGTAAACTTGTTTGCTGCCTTAAGGCCCTGATCCACCGTAGACACTATTTCACAAAACCATGAAACACCGTCAATAACCGTGCCGTTATAGTCGTCATTGCCCGTTCCCGTGTTTAGCTTGGCATTGAATACCGTGATAGTCTCATTACACAGGTTCATGCTTCCAGCCCCCTATACAGCAAGGGAACGCCGTTATCGTCACGTTCTCCCCACAGCATAGAGCGAATAGACGCGGACATAGAGCTGTCCGCGTCTTCCGCGCTCAAAGCTTTGCCGTAAGATTCACTGTAGCCGTCCGTGTTGAAAGACGTTACAACCGGATTCTCTACCTGCGCTTCCACGCCAACTTTGCTGTCAATCGTCATAAGTGACATCATGCAAAGCTTTACGGCCTCCGGGACTGTAGCCATGTTCTGCACACGGTCAAAAGTCTGCCGGTCAATACGCTTCCGCGCCCGAAACTCAAGCATCAGAAATGCAGTTTCGGAGGCCGTACCGCCGTAGCTCTGATATTCTTCAAACGTCAAATACTTCGCATGGGCCATAATACAACCTCCTTCCTGCAAATCTTAGCCCAGAGAGATAATACGGGCGATAGGAATAGCCTTACCGGAAATGTACTTGCGGGCGGTGCTGGACTGACCGTTGTTGACAAGCTCCCAGTTCGCGCCGGTCTCAAGTTCCTCATCAGTGGGGGACAGGGAGGCCATAGACGCCTTAGTGAAGTTGATACCGTAAGGTGCAAAGCACTTACGCTGACGGCTGTAAAGGGTGTCTTCACCGCCGTGGGTCTTCGGGTCACGATCCATTTCGTAAGGAACCTTCGCGCCGCAATCGGTATACTCGATAGCGCCGTCACCCAGCACGTAGGTGACATATCCAGCATCAGTGCTGGTCACTTCGTAGTAGGTAGCAATATCGGCAACATCCGGGGATGCTACCGGAGTGTACACATAGCTGCCCGCAGAACCGGAACGCGTGTAGTAGGTCTTACCTTCCACAAGTGCAACATCAGAAGTCAGACCGTAGGTCGGATTGACCCCGATAATGGGCATAGAGTCATCCACCAGAACCATACGGCCATTGAGAGTGCCGATAGCAAGGTCACGCTCCATGCCGTTCTCATCGTTGTACTTGAGGTAAACCAGCAGCTTGAGGTTCTCAAGGTTGGTCGCCACAACGGAGTGCATGATAGCAAGAGAGAACTTGCCCTTGTTATCGCCGCAAGCGCGCTGCATGGTGGTGTTGAGAGTCGTACCATCCATGTTGCCGGTCACACCTTCGCTGTTGACCTTTGCGGTAACGTCATTGGTATGAGCAGCGACGAAAGCCGCGCCCTCAGTGTCGGACATGGCGAACACACCGTTCAGGATGTGAATAAGGGTGTTCTGGTCGATCTCTTCCCAATACTCGCTGATCTGACGGGCGACATTCTCCATGAAGTCAGTACCACCGGTAATGTCATAGGAGAAATCACGCTCAGTCCAGCCGTTGGAACGGCCCACGACCACGCGGCTGTGCGTGTAGGTATCAGTTCCTTTAGGAACGATGTTGGTGTTGCCGTCGTAGTTGGTGGGGGTGCTGCCGGAAATCAGGCCGAGAAGCGGGGTAGTAATGTAGTTGCCGCCGGTCTGATCGGCCATAGCCTGTGCAAGATCCGGGCGCTGCCGGATAGCGCGGGAACGAATCAGTTCATTCCGTTTGACGTTGGGGATGGTGTCAACATACTGCTGAAATACTTCCCCGTTAAAGTTTTTCGCATCAAAAAGACTCATGATTTTATCTCCTTCCGTATGAGTGATTTCTTATTAGGGTTTTGTTGTCAGAGCTTACTTTGTGAAACTCACGACCAAATCCGGGTTTGCGTTTTTCGCTTTCATCATTTCAGCCAGAGACTTGTTAGCACCGGGAGTGCCGCCAGAATTTCCGGGCAAAACAATGTTAGGTTTTGGGGCCGGGGGATCGGCGGGAGGATCAGCGGGTTTTTCTTCCACAAACGCAGTCGGATTTTCAGCCTTATACTTGTCAAAAAATTCGTTGTAGCCGATAAGGGTTTCCCCGTCAAGCTGGAAGTCTTTGACGTTGGCCTGTCCGAGAAAGTCACGTTTTGCGGCCTCTGAAGTAAATTTCAGGCCGTTCGCTCTCTCCCGCACCATGAATTCCTTGCGCTGTTTCGTGGTTTTGGTTTCCCAATCCTTCTGATCTCTGGTGTACTTGGCCTGTAGCCCGGTAAGCTGTTGCTGTACTTCAACAAGCTTGGAGGCGTCAGCCGTTGCCGCCGTCAACTTTTCCTGCAAGCCGGTAATGTCAGTGTCACGGGATGCAAGCTGCCCCTGCAAATCCTTTACCTGCTGATTCAGGCCGTTGACCTGCGCGTTAAACTTATCGACAGAGACATAACCACCCTCTGACAGATCCGCAAAACGCACATGTTTTGTCTTGTCTGCCTGTCCAGCGTTCACCTTGTCGATTTCTGCCTGTACCTGTGCGTACAGTTCCGGGGATAGGATCTCACTGAGTTTCATAGTTGCTCCTTTACTACCGGTACAACTGAGTGTCATACCGCCGACAGTTTAAGCCCCGTGTCGTAAGGGGTAATGTATATATTAAAAGCTGAGTGCCTTTAATACGGATATAGAAAAGAGCGCTCTACGTATTATTCACCGTAGAACGCTCTAAAAAGCCCATAAACGGGCCAGACAGGAAAGACGTGAATTTATAGGCCCCCACGCCTTAAACGCGCATTTGCGTGAGATATGGGGCCGTAACGTGGTTTAGCCGGGAATGTCTTCAATGCGGACAATATCAGCAGGGTTAATGTCCAAATCACCGTTCAAGATGCTGGACGCAATTTCAAACGCCGCATCAAGAATGTTGTTGACACCCGCGATATTGACATGATATTCCGTTCCGTCTTTCATCACATACTTGAACTGAATGTTCGCACCCATGATATTTTTACCTCCGATCAATTATTTCTGTTCTGTCCCTAACACATTTCGGGCAATTCTGTCCTCCACGCGCCGGTTCATCCACATAAGGGCCTCTTCAATATGCGTCAGCGCACAAGCGTTTTCACGACAGGCGAACGGGCCAGCCTGAAAAGCTCTCAAACGGTCACGCACAATTTCCAGCAAGTCACAGTCAAGCACACCGTGTTGGCTGTGTTCCAGCTTACGCGGCCCTTCCTGAAATTGAATGACAATCAGCGGTTCCGCGTCGCCGTTTACGTCAGCTCCCGCCATGTAGACATTGTACTCATGGTAGGCCCTGCCGGGGCCAATAACGCCGTCCCGGTACACGTCATTCAAATTTTCACGGGTCTGAATAGTGGTAAGTTTCTCCATTTTTGCCTCCTGATTGATTTATCTTTAATCGTCGTCATTCGCAGCGAAAATCGCCACAATGCCGATTCCGATTACAACAGATAACGGGACAATCCACAACAGATGATAGACTGAAATCATAACGGGGATCCTCCTATCAGACTTTAACCATTCTAAAGCCCTCTACGGATAGCCGGTCACTGCGGGGCTTTAATCCAGAGGCTTTAGCAACTGCATAATACTGTTTTGACAGGGCGTTTATCCGCTTTTGGTGGGCTTTTCTCGCATCCATGTCATTGTTATTGAGACGCGCCGCGTTTGCCGCGTCTTTTTCACGCCGGACTTTGGTTTCAAGCTGCCGCATGAGCTGTCGGGCCTGATACATTGTGTAATGCTTCCCGCCGATTTCACAGCCCTTTGCGTTATCCTGCTTCCATTTCTTAAGCTGTTCGTCACTGTACCGTCTGATAGAATGCTGTGTCGAAAAGCTCATAGCAATGTGCATACAGTTCCATTCACCGATAGGACGCCGAAAACCCTGATAAAAATTGCCGTCCACGTCCCGGAAATCTTCGCCGTTCTGCATTTTCTCAAATTCCTTGAGAAGAAACACCCGGCCCTGTACCGGTTCATGATCCGGGGCGCTATTCGCGTGTGCGGAAATCTCCACCGCGTCATAGCCCAGCATTTCACCCATAGCAAGAGACGCGTTCTGATTGATCTGATTCACGCCGTCTATGATGTTCTGCCGCACCGCACTGTCAAGACGCCGCCTGTATCCGCTCTCATACTGGACTTTCAGACCGTTATAGCCTAAATCCCGAATGATTTCACGTGCGGCCTGACTGTAGCTTGTCGCACCCATAGCCGTTGACAGAATCGCCTTGTCAAGCGCGTCTTTGTAGGTCTGTTTTATCGCCGTTGTGTTCGACAGATTTATCATGGATTGCGCGGTTTGCGCTGCGACGTTCCGGGCAAGCCATGTCAGCCGGAAATTCTGTGACGGAGTGAGCGGTTGGCTTTTCAGCGCCTCCGCGAAACGCGGGTCTGTGTAGCTATCATTCAGCGCCGCTTGATAGATCTGATATATGTCGCGGACATTCAGGGCGGTAGCCTGTGCCAGCTCCCGCGTGATTTCCTGAATGTCCGCGTTCATGTCCACCATGACAATGATCTCCTGAATACTTGTGGCATTCAGTTCTTCGATTGTCAGCAGTTGCGCCGCTATTTTCTTGATAAGCTTCTTGTTGACCTCATCAATCCGGCCTGTGATCTGTTTAAGTGCCGCTTCAAGCTCAGTTTCGGTCAGCATTTGCAGCCTCCTTAATCAACCGGGCCTCCCTGCGGCTCCTCTTCCTCTTCTTCAGCTTCCGGGGGATTCTGCCCGCCTCCCGGTGCTGTCGGCAAGAGCTGTGCCATACCTGCCATTTGTGCTTTCGCTTCTTCTTCTGAAATGGCGTCGATCGCGGCCTGTGCCTGATCCTTTGTTTCACCAAAGTACCACTCGCGGAATTCAGCTTTGCTGATAAGGCCAGCGTTCAAAAGCATCAGATGTTCGTTCATCTGCTGTTCCGTATCAGTGATGATGCTGTCATCCCACTCAAACGAAACATCATATTCGCCCTCCGGGGCAAGGTCATACAGCGTGGCATAAACATCCATTGCCCGGATAACGTCTTTCAGACAGTGTTCAAGGGCTGTCTGATTGTCGGAAATCGTGACGTATGTGCGCTGTTTGACGATATTCAGCTCTGTCGCTGTCCGTTCTACGGTATTTGCGTCGGAAATCGTACCACGAGCAAGACCGCACTGATCCTCGATTCTCATAAGGATCTGATTCAGACCGTTCACAAGCGCCGTGTCACGGATCTGCGGGGAGAAGACGTTATACAAGTCGCGGTCGCCTTTATCCGCGTCAACCGCACGGAAAAGCCGCTGATTCAGCTTTGGCATTTCCAGCCCGCCGCCCTCTGTCTTTTTGGGGCGTAATACGGTCGGGTCAACGTCAATAGCAAGCTCAGAACCTTCATATTCCCACAACAGACGGGAATACTGCTTGTCGGCCTCTTGAATAAGGTCACGGGATTTTGCGAAAACGGACGCGCCCATCGGACTTTCCGTGTCGATGCTGTTTGCAGTCGCAACCTTGTACCAGCCGAACATTTGACCGCCTGTATTCTGTACGGTGGCCTCCGGTTCAAGATTTTCCCAAAACGGAACGTCCGACAGGGGGATTTCTACGCCGATAGCGTCTTTCACACTGGACTTGAAAGCCCTCTGTGTGATTTTCACGCTGTCACCCTCGACGGTATGACGTTCAAGCCGCGTGAAAATCGTCTTGCCCTCGGTGTAGGTATCGCGGAAAATCACGTCGGCCAGATTTCCGTCATCATCAAACGCAATGGGGTACAGGCTCCAATCCATTGTCCAATCAAAATAGATATGACCGTCTTTCGGATAGGGCTTTATCGTCATGCCTCCCGCCGCGCAGCCCTGTTCAAGCTTCAGCCGCAGCGTGGCAATACACCGCTCAAATTCTTTCTTGAGATATTCGGCACGGGGGTTCATCACGTCCCCGCCGTCCGCTTCCTGTGTTTCTCCGTCCGCATTCTTGCCGGTGATGTTCCATTTCATTTCAAGAACAATCTGACGGGCAATTTCAGACGAAATAAACGCAGGTAGGTTAAGGGACTTTACCGTGTCAGAAAGCCATTCAGCCCGATTCAGGTACAGATTGTACCAATCGTCAAGGGCATTTACCATGTCAGTAGATAACGGGCTTTCTACGTCCTCTATTGACTCAATAGCTCTGTAGGGTAAAATCTTTCTCACCACCGATCTAATGAAATTCCATAGCCTCGAAAACATAGGGCTTGTCTCACCACCTTTAAGGGAGGCATGAAAAAGGGCGTCGCGTTTTGCGACACCCTCCAAACGTTATTGCTTTATCTCAGGCCCTTAAATACATGCCTGTATTATCCTGAAATTTTCCACTCAGGATCTTCACAATGTCTACGATCCATCCGATCATAAACCAATTCATTGTCAACAGACACACAAATCCGCGTCCGATTCTTCCGACGTAGAAATAGTGTCCACCGAACATGCCAAGGAACAAACAGAGAAGTAATGCCGTGGACTTTTTCTTGTCCGACGTGATTGATACATAGTTTGCCATAAAAGCGCCTCCCTCTTTTTGGTGACTTGATTTTACCATACCGTCAGAGGGAATGCAAGTTTACAGCGCTCCGGCCTCTTCCCATGCTTTATAGATCTTCGGGCCTTGAATAGCGATCCAGTCTATCAGCTCTTCATTCTTCGCCCAGCCCTCTTCAAAGACAAGGGATGATTCCTGTAAACCGCTCTCATTGAAAAAAGCGTGGACGATTTCATGCCGCAATGTACTTTTTTCGGCTATCGCTGCCCGTTCCGGTGGCTCACCTTCCCAGCCGCGATAGGTCGTCATATCGCAATAAACGATCTTTCGTTCTACGCTGTCGCAGAAACCGTCCACGCTGGCCTTTTCAAAATACGGGTCTTCATCGTACTTCCGTTTGAATACTTCGTATTCGGATCCTAAGACGTGAATAATCACTGTCCTTTACGCCTCCATACGCGTTCCATAGCATAGCGCACGCTGTCTATGCTGTGGTTATCTTTATCGGGATACCCGCTGATAATGTCCCCGTCTTCCGTGCGCTCATACTCATAGTTTTGAAACTCGCGCGCCGTCTCAGGGCAGCGGTAGGGGTCAATGATAATTGCTTTCAGGGATTGCAGCCATTTGATACCGTACCGGATACTGTCGGGGCCTTTGACGGCTGGACGGCATAGCGCGCCATAGTCGCGGTAGTCGCCTATGCTTTTCGGCTCCGCGCTGTCGGCTGTAATCAGGTCTACGCCGGTGACGCCCTTCTGCATGACAAGATTGTTCCACGTCTCCGCGTTGCTCTGTTTATTCGCCCGGTATTCGTCGTAAATGTACAGCTTTTTCCGGGTGCTGTCGTAGTGCATTTTAGACCAGTGGAACGGATCAGGAAACCAGCCCCAGTCTATCCCCATGTAGATATTATCAAAACTGGATTTCTCCGCGTCGCTGATTTCCCGGATTTCCAGATTGTCAAACACTTCGCCGCCAGTTCCCACGGGGATCCCCAAATACTCATGCGTGTACGCGCGCAAATTCGTTTCTTTCAGGGCTTCCGCGTCATCAAAGAACTGTTCGCCTAACCAATCCGGGGGAACTTCCGTATAGCAGCTCATGTGCCGCAGGGCCGCGCGGCGGGGGGTCAATACGTACTGATTTGCCCAATTCATACGGGAAATCGGAGGGTTAAAGCTTTTGAAAACAATGAACTTCGTACCGCCACGCATGACGGACTGCTGGACAGAACGTATTTCCTCTTCTCCCGCAAATTCGTCAAGCTCTTCAAACCATAGAAACTTGAAATAGCCTCGCGCAACCTTGATAGACTTCAGCTTTTTGGCCTTGTCCAATCCACGGAACAAGATAACTTGTCCGGTCGGCTTGTAGGTCAGCTTGTAGGGGCTTGTGGTAGCTTTCCACAGATCATTGACGCCCAAAGCATCAATCCCCCAAAGTACCTGTTCAAAAACGCTTGTGCCTATCGTAGACGCAACCTTGCGGAAGACAATAGCGTTGGCAAGCCGATCCTGCATAATCCCCAAAACGATTTCGATACCGATAAAAGAGGATTTTGTAGAACCACGCCCGCCATAACAATCGTAGTATGTGTGTTTCTCGTCCATAATATCCCAATGGACGGAATAGAAAGACGGGGCAATCAGGTCAGACAGCTTAACGCCGTCACTCTCAGCCATTATCCCCGCCGCCCTTACGTTCCAAATCCTTGATTGCTTCGCTCACGGTCAGCGGATCAATACTCATACCGTTTTCACCGTTCGGCGCTTCAGCACTTACGCGGGGAATATCACAGATGATATTGATTGCCGGGGCTTTCTTGTCTTCCTGTGCCGCCTTTTCAGCGTCCCAGCGACGGAAATTGTTTTGCAAATTGAACTTTGCTCCGTTCCAGCCGTCTTTATCATACAGCCGGGTTTCCGCGTAATTCTCGATTCTCAGCTTTGCAGCCTCAACAATCTCTTTGTACTTCCCGCGCCCTTGATAATCCAAAAGCGCTTGCCGGGAAGTCAAGCCAAGCGCAAGGGCCAGCCCGGTAACGGTCAGCGGCTTTGCGCCGATGAAAATAGGCTCACCGTAACGGTTAAACAAAGGGTTTCCCTCATTATCGAAAACCTGTTCACCTTTGCAATCTTCAAAGTATTTGTCAATCGCTTCCTGCATCAGTTCCGGGGTCGGAAACTTCATTCGATTCGCCATTTTGCCGCTCACCACCTTTCATGCGGCATAATCAAGGCGCGGTCGGATCCAACCGCGCCTCTCCTGTGTGTAGCTCTTACCCGCTGCCGGATAATCCGGTTTTGCTGGTCTGCCCTCCGACAGCGGGGGGTATAGGGCCTTACTTCTTGCCCGTGTTCTTTTTGGCCGGGGCTTTCTTCTTGTCGGCTGTGGGCTTATAGCCCTCTTTGTCCATCGCTGCCCGTGCTTTCGGGTCATTCTTATAAGCGTTGCGGAAAAAAGCCGCGTCTTCGTCAGCCATGCTTACCTGTTTCTTGCTTCTTGTAGTCGCCATAATAGTTTAGCCTCTCTTTCTGTTATTTCTGTACAACAACCGCATCACGGGTCAGAACACAGTAGTTCCAATCACTACGAATGACGTTGTACCCAAGCTTCAAAGCCATCTGTGCTTCGCCTTGATTGGGCTGATAATGGCTTCCGGGTGTATTTCCAGAATGCGACAGAGCCGCCCGCGCTTTAGGCGACAATTTTGCTATCTCTGCCCGGACTGTATTCAAATCTACGACACGGGCTTTAGGTGACAGCGCCGCTCTTGTCATAGCGCCAGCGGAATACCCACTTGCCGTACTATGACTTCCAAAATAGAAACCTTCACCGTACATACCTGTACCTGTATGCGACATAGCCGCATTCTCAAACCGATCTTTACTTGCCTTGCCGCCTTGCCATCCGCGATAAATCGGGGTCAAACCGTTCGCGGCTACGTATTTATCAAAATCAGACTTTGACAGCTTTGCAAATACAGGGGCGTTCAAGCCCATCTGAATAACCATGTTCTGAAAAGCGCTCTGGTAATAGGCATAACCTTCCGCATCCTGTGCGGGGGTCTGCTGTTTGCCCATCTTCGCCAGAAATGCCGCCATCTTATTTTCATCAGTCTGATTTTGCCATTTCACAAGTTGGGGATTTCCGTTATCGTTGTAATCGGGGTTGGAATTCCCTTCACCCGCATTGAACAGATTCCCGCCGTTTCCGGCTCCCGAATTTTGCTGTTGCGCTTCCTGCATAGCTCCGATCAAGCCTTGCAGGGTTCCGAAACCACCGTAACCGCCTCCGGGGGACAGGCCACTTTTACCGCCTCGACCTCCCATTGTATATCACACCCTTCTTTGTTGTCAATTTATAGCATGAAAAAGCCCTATCCGGCTGCATTTACCGGATAGGGCCGTGTATTGAGTTGTGCTTACTTCTTTTTGCCGGTTTTCGCGGCTGTGGGCTTTTTCACGGGGGCGTTACGCTTTGCCGCCTGTTTCTTCTCCCACTCTTCGGGACTGTAAATCTTTACGTCTCCGTCTTTCCATCTGAATTTGTCATTCTTCTGTGCCATAATCAAACATCCCTTCCGACATACTCAAGGTCTACATGCGTATGTCCTGTACTGCTTCTATAGGCTCTCACGATCCTGTAGGCACTTCCATAGTTAAACAAGAATTCCTCTTCTGTCGGATGTGAGCTGATAGGCCGCACAAACGCGCCTATGCCTTTTCCTCGCGGGGTAGAAATGTGATACTGAATATCTCCAAACATCGTACCGCCGCCCTGCCTGTATGTTGTTGTGGTAGACGTAAAGCCTTGATCCACTACCACGGATCCGGCCATAGCGTTTATTTCCTCTACGGTTTTCGCACCGCCTAACAGGGACGCACTGGACGATCTGTGGAAAATGGTATTGTTTCTCAGCGTATAGCGGTTAATACCTGCTTCGATATTGTCACGATCTGTTTTGAACGTGCCTTTGGAAGAATCACGCACTTTGTCACCGTGCTTTCTCAAAGCAGTATTAAGCTGTCTGTAATAGGATCCCGTATACTTGACAATAGAATCATGCTGCGGGGCGTCAAGACTCATCACCCATGTGTCCGTCTCGCCGCCGTTGCCCATGCCTAAACCTTCCTGCGCTTCGGCTGAATGATAATACTGTCTGTAATCGGTGAAACCGCTTTTACCGCCTCTGCCGCCCATAATACCACTCTCTCCAATTTCAGTCAATCACTTTTGACTATCAAAAAGCACAGACGGGGTAACGATCCGTTACTCCGTCTGTGCTGTGTTCTGTTGTGCGGCTCAATATCCGCGCTTGCTGTCGTAATAGGCCGTCAGCTCTTCCACGGTCTTGAAACCGTGCCGTTTCATATCGGCCTCCGCGCTTTTCTTCAAGGCTTCCCGTTCCTTGTCGGAAACCTTCAAGCCGCCTGTGGGCTTTTTTGCGCTCTTCTGTGGGGTTTTCTTCGCGGGCATGACTTTATACCTCCCTTTAGCCTAATTCACGCTTAAGGATATTCCAGACGGCCACAGACAAGGGTTTTGCGTTCTGTCCGTTTCGGGAATAGTCCGCGACACACTCCGCAAGGGTTTCTGATCTGTTCTTTGTCGCGTACCGGGAAACATCCTTGATGAAATCATCTGTCAGCTTGCCTTTTCCTGCCGGGGTCTTTTTCAGACCTGTGACCGCCTCATGAATGACTTTGCTTGCCATCGTGCTATTGTTCCACGCGTTCGCGCGCGCCAGCTTATCGGCAAACGTGTTCCCGGCCAAATACTTGTGTATCAATGCCGTTTCCAGAATATGCCCGGATTCATGCGTTGCAATGTCAATCTTCTTTGTCCCCGATGGATGGAACTTGTTAAACACGGTCTGCTGATACGTTGCATCCAAACCATGTGTTGACTTGCCGTAAAAATAGTTTGCCAGCGTAATAGCGCCGTTGTAAGACGCGTTTGCCAGCTCACCCTTTTTCAGTGTATCACCGCGCAACCGTCTGAATGATCCAACCGCCTGTGGAAACTCCTTCATGACCTGTTCGATTCCCGACGCTGCTTCCCGGACATTCTCAAAAGTCTGTCCGGCCAGTGACGACATATCCATTTTTACGCCCAAGCCCTTCATATAATCGTGTAGCTCTTGCAGATCCTTCGTTTCTGCCGCGCTCGTCGGGCCGGTCTGCACAACGGGGGGCTGTGGGGCCGGGGCGTTCGTCGGAAATCCGCTTGCACCGCCTCTACCGCCCATAGTTTATCACCTGTCTTTTCACGGGTCAATCCTCCACGTTGCGCCGGTAAATCACGTTCTGCCATGCGCTCCACCATTCCATGCGATAGGGGCAATACGGGGCGTTAATTGCCGATATGATCCGGGTTTGATGCTTTCGCGGCATGTGCTTCCAGTCCAGTACCACACCGCCGCCAAACTTTCGCGTTGTCTCCGTCGTATACGGGGTCAGATCCACACCAACTTGACGCTTGATGTATTCCGCAATCGCCACCGGGACGGGGACGGGGACGGACTGTGCTTCCTGTTCGATCTTCACCGGGGCAACCTGTGTTTCGTCCACGGGGTCTGCTTTCGGCGGTCTGCCTCTTCTCGCCATCGGTCAATCCTCCCGCCATTTACTTTGAAACGCCTTGACGGTAACAAGTTCGTCGCCCTCTGCACACGTGGGGACGCTTCCATACATCAGGATCCGTACCGGGTTCAATCTGCGTTTCATCTCATTGTATCCAGCTTCAAATAACTGCGCTGATCTCGCGTTGCCCTGCGTGCCGACACTCGACACCGCAACCATACCGCCGACCGGCTCACCGTCAAAGCACCATTCAAAGCTGCTTTCGTCGCTCCAACTGATTGTAGGAATGACTTTGACGCCGTGTTCCTGCCAATACGCGCCTAACCAGTGTTTGCGGTAATGGTTATAGAGCTGTATCGCTTTCGGGAAATCCGTATACGTGGAAAAGTCCGGGGTACACACCGCCTGAAATTTCTTCAGCATGTCCAGATACGCGTCCGGGTTCTTCCACAACCGCATAAACTGATAATCGTCTATGAAGAAATGGATTCCGTGACGTTCCGGTTCCTCGCACCCTCGCGCATAGTTGAAACTGATCCAGTTCTCGACCTCATACACCGCGCTTTTGAGTTCCGGGGTATTGTATTCTCCCGCACCCTCAAAAATGCGCTTGTTCAAGTTCTCATAGTTTCGTTGCTGTCTGTAAACCTGCATCTCTGCCGCCTCCTGCATAGATGAAAACAGGGGCGCGGTTCCCTGTCCCGCGTCCCTGCTGTGATATGCTGTCCGACCGTCTCAGGCTGTCCACGTAGGGACGTGTAAGAGCGGAGGCGCACCCTTACGCCTAAACGGTGCTATACCACGATAGCAGTATACCATAGGCTTTCGTAACAAAAGTAACAAGTTCAATCTTTGGCCTCTCCCGCGTCGCTGTCATCCGCTTTCAAGTACCTGTAGCAAATCATTTTCACGCTTGCCTCTGTGTTGTTCCCGCCGACGTTCACGGCCACTTGATACCAGCTCATGCCCTCTGCAAATCTGCAATGGAATATCTGCCGGGTCACACTGTCCGGGATAGAGCTTATCCACCGCTCAAGCCGTGCTTTCTCATGAATGCACTGTATCTGCCGCGCCGCTATGATAGCCTGTAGGTCTACAATTTCAGCCGCCAGCCGTTCCACTTTGCTGTCATTCCTTCCCGGCGCGTGGGGCATACCGGTTAATCGGGATATAGACGGGCCTTCCGCAAGCCGTTCCAATTCTTCAAGCCGCCTCTTGTCCGCTTCGATCTCACGGGTCAGATAATAGAGCTGCGACAATTCTTTCAGGGTCATGTTATGTTTTCCTTTCTCGCGCCCTCGCGCGCCCGTAGGGGTTCTTATGCTTTTCACCCTGTCCGTGTATCGCTTGTCCCTTGTCGTTGCTCTACATGCCGTTTCTCGCATCATGCGGGGCCGTTATGTGTAATGCACGCTTCCGTCTGCATTGTATGTCCTGCACACCTTCTCGGCCTGTCCCTTTGTCCCTATGCTTCCGAATACAGGGCAATAGGGAAATCCTTTTCTGTGGCAATACCAGACGGGGCCGGGGGCTTGCCCTTCCAACTTCACATCTGCCGGTAACGTTTCGACCATGAAATAGTTTCCGA